CTTAGCGATCTCGTCTTAATTCGCTAAATAATAAAGGGGGGCGGTTTTGATGCCACCCCCCAATTTATTTTAATCACAGGTCACGCAGGACCGCTCAATAGTTGAAATTGAACAGTCTGCATCTATGCCCGTGAGTATGAACTACCGGTTGATAAGGATATCCCCAATATACTGTTGGATATACCGGCACAGGAACAACTTGCACTGGTACTGGAACAGTCACCACAAATGCTGGGGCATAATATACCATAACTTGCACTGGTTGTGGTTGTATAAAAACTGGCTGGGTTTGTACCGTAACGGGCACAAGAGTTTCGTAACCGTAGCCAGTTGTTGCACACAAAGCAACCAATAATGCAAATATATACTTCATAATATCTCCTTATTATTCAGCCTGTTCAGTCTTTGGATTCCACTTTACCCAACCATTGTCGGGTAGCCACTTTCCTTCGCCATCCTTGCGCTTTGGGAATAACCCGCCACCCTTCTTATTGACACCAAAAGATAGCCTAGCGGCACACTTTAGACTGCCACATCGAAGTTCAAAGTATTGATTATCATCGACAGTTCGCACAACATACTTTACGTCTTGATTGCCACACTTGCCACAAGTATCTTCCTCAAAGACTTCTTGAAATCTATTGATTTCTGTAAAGAGTTCCTTTGGGGATTCACTCTCTAGTTCTGCCTTGATACGACCACTCTTTGTTGTATATGAAATTTTCATGAGTCACGCCACCCTTCTTGATAACCTGTTATAGATACTGGAATTGAACTTTTATCTCGCTGGTGATCATTGAGTCGATCAATAATATCACTAGCGACCTTTTTACTAACTTTCCTATGACTGTCTGCACCAAATTCTTTAAACAGCTTCTCACCATTGATATTAAGCTGCTTACATTTAATAGCGATGAAGTTTAATTGGGCATCGCTCATTCTGCTCTGCTCATTATACTCACCTTCACTAGCTGTTTTGTTATTAGAGATATCACGCACAATCTTTGCGGTATCCTTCTTAGTAAGTTCTTCGGCAGCAACACCCTTAATCTTTAAAGCCTTTCGCAAAGCTCTAGCTTCTGCTCTTGTGCTAGCAATCGCAACAGCAAACGCACAGAACATATCATCAGTATTACCTTCCCAAGAATCTGCCACTTCTGCATATCTCACGCCGTTTGCAAATTCTACTGAGAACACTACAGTTGCTCGTCCATGATGATCTTCTCGCTGAACTGGAAACACCTGTGTTGGTCCACTGAAAACAATTGGACCCAGCACAAGCTCTGACACGCGCCTTAGACCAGCAACTAGAGGATGACCATCAATCAATTCTGATGGATCAAACAGCGTCATGGCATAATCGTGCCACTCTGATGAGAGCATCGATGGAACATCATTCATAATTATTTCCTTGCGGGATGTATCTGTATTAGAAGGAGTCTGCAACTCTACATTAATAAAAAGATCTTCTTCTGTGGTATTCATATTTCTATCTCAATGTACCTTTCTGATTTACTTGGGAACGACTTCTCTATCTTACTCAACTGTTTCAAAATGTCAAGCCGTAATTTTTCTTTGCTTGCTAAACATACAGAATCCGACAGGTTCTTAATCCTAATAATGACCATCCCTTTATTTAGGATCAAACCCGTTTTATGAAAATCTGCTTTAATTTGTTTTTGCAGTTTTTCTTCTCCCCATATAGGAAGAAAATGGGATGGACCGTCTACCTCTATTATAGTCTTGAGTGCTGGGATGTACATGTCGATTTCTAGATTTTCATTGACTATCAAGCCCTTTTTGTGGTATTCTATTCTATAACCAGCATTGCCTAATTCAGTTTGTAAAAATTTTTCTAGTTTAGATCCTTCTTTACCAGCAAGCTGAATCGCCTTGATGGCAGCACTAAGCATGTTGTCTTTCTCTACATCGGACATATTGTGCCACCTAACTTGAGCTTGTTTGATTCTAGAATCATAAAGCTCTTCGCTCATATTATCCCAATACTTTTTAAGACCTGAACTTATTTTTAGTTTTTCATCGTCTGTTCTTTTCTTTCCACTAGTCGGATGATTAGCTGTGCCATTATCGATAGCATTCTTTTGTGCTTCGCTTTTAGTTTTGAGTGCGACACCGTTCTTAACAAGAATACGTCGAATCTTGTTAGGATATGTGCTACACAGTTCAGCTATTTCGTATGTACTCTTATGATGATCTACATACATTTGCACAATTTTTAAATCGTCCATTGCTATTCTCCGATATAATATGAATTATGTTATGAAAGTTTTCACATATTCCAATAGGTTTCTTTCCAGTTATTCTAAATAGATTTTCAGCATCAGCCTCATTTCGACATATAACATCAATACCTTTATTTAAGAGATTAATGATATCTATAGTATTTTTTCCTTCTTCCCAATTGTAGTAATAGTATATATCAATATTATTTACAATACTGATAGCCATTAAAGCATTTCCAAGATTGCTAACCACCAATGCTCCATGAAAATTCCACAAATCAGTAGAATTAAATGTTCCACAATTAACTTGATATGGATTGTGTGCAACTCCATCATAGAAAATACTAGCATCGTCTATTTCTTTACTTGCTAATCCACGATTGATCTCTTTGGCTATATATCCTAACTGATCATGATTACCAAGATTGTTAATGTATATTCCTAAATTCATTCTTGCTCTCCTGTTGAATCAGCCATAATCTTATAACCATTATCTCTAACAAAATTCCAATATCTATTCATTCCAGCATTAGCTTCTGCGCTCCAAGATATAGCAGAACTATCTTCGCCATACTTAAGTGCGGTATCTGGCATTGATCCCCAAAGTTTCATATTATCTTTTGGGTGTGGTGGAACATAAGTATTTAATCCGAAATATTTTTGTGCGACATAAGAAAGGTGTGTATCCTCACCATAATTCATTGGATTCATTGATGGCATTTCAGCCCAGAATGCTCTTAGAACAGGTTTTGGAAAAAACCAAGACTGACAACCCATATCTACTCTAGTGATTTCTTCATTAGGATTGCACCATCCAACAGCCTTATAGCTTTGCGGAGCAGGATATGTTCTATCATGCTCTTTATCAGATATGATTCCTCTAGTTGATAAGATTCCATTTTGAATATTAAATGTATTCACACAATTTTCTAACCACTGCTCACCGGGAATGGTATCGTCATCAATAATACAAATATATTCTGTTCTAGCATTTAGTGCTACAGAGAATCTTCCCCATGTTCCATAATTACCATTAGACACAAAAGACTCACAATTATTAATAACGTTCTCTGGATAACGATTTATATCGTCAACAATATTAACCCAAAGCATAACTGATTCTGGCTGAACAGTTTGTTTTGTAATAGCCTCATACTGAGATTCTAGCGTGTACGGTCTTTTGTACCCGCTTAGTATAACTGTTATTCCCATTTTGTGCCCCCTATAATATTCCCAAGTTTAACCACTAGTTCATTGCACGGTAGTTGTGATAATAATGATTTTGTTCTATGCAAACACGTATGCTTATTTCTCACTTGTTGCTTTACTTTTTCAAAAGTATCGCAACCCTCAAAAATATTAGCTAAGATAGCAACCGCTGGATCATTGCTAGAGTCTGGTTCGTACTCGACCATATTACCACTAAGTATAGCATCGAAATAACTTTGAGGAATAACTTTTCCAAATGATTTAAAAACAATCTTATCGTAGTTTTTATAGAAGTTTGACATATAAACTGTCGGAAGAAAAATATCAACATCTTTAGAAATCGATGACGCATTAGATAGGTAGTGATAAGTTCCCTCTCTCTTAGTAATTTGAGATTTATTAGATACAACCACTCCTTGTTGTATTTGGTACTTTACTTCGTTATTCTTTGATAGGAATATATCTGCACCATGAGCGAGTACGAATACATTTATGTTTTTTGTTACAATTCCATGATTGGGATAATTAGTAAAAAACGTTACTTTATCAATACCATTAGCTTTTAATACCATCTCTAGATTTTGTATCTGATCTTGAGTTACTCCACTTATATTCACAACTAAGTATATGTTGTTATGCTCTTTTAAGTAAGAGATAATATCCTGAGATAACTTTCCACCATGAGTAATAAAAAAATCTGGATTAACAAGATCAAAATTATCATAAACACTCATACTATTAGATTTCATATCCGACGAGCAGCCTTCTATTAAATTTAAAACTGCATTAATATACATCGGCTCTGTATGATAGGTCGATGAATAGTTATCAACTAAAAACTTCATTGTTACCTCGTTATAGAATGATATGTTTTGATGTTATTGATTTTCTTAATGCTCTTACTGTTTACTAAGCATTGTAGTTTGTGCTTGGTCTTTATCAACTCATTAAGTGCTTCAAATATGAATTTGTTCTTGTAATCGCCAGAAGATATAATACGTCTAAAAGATTCTATAATCTCACCATTATTAAAAAATACTATCTCTGACCATATTCTATATGCACCAAACGAAAAGTATTGAACCTCATTTTTTTCATCCAAGTTTAATCCAACCTCCAAGTTTACACAAGGATTAGACTCTGTAAAAACACAAGATTCAACATTATATACCATAGATAATAGTTCACCATTTAATAATAGATTCCCATCACATAGCAGAACTTTATTATTATTGGTATTATTTAAAGCTAACCTAGCAGCTTCGCACGAATTTGAATTCTTAAATAATTGATTCTCTACCAGCCTAATATTTAGTTTAGAATACTTGGTTCTTATATATTTACATATTTTTTCAGCGTCAAAACCGACGCATAATATAATTTCAAAGTTGGTGAAGCTTTGCTTTATAGCTTCTATTTGAATATCTATCAATTTTTTATTAGCTATCGTGACTAAAGATGTTGGCCCATAAGACTTCATTCTATAGCCGGGGGAATCACAAAGTAAAATAATAGACACCAATTCAGCATTTTGAGATGCTGTCTTTTTATTAGCCTTTGGAGATGTTATACATTTATTTTTGATCATAAAATATCTACGTATGTATTTGACTCTATTGATTTTGATATTGCGTGTGCAACATTTATAGAATAATCGCTCTCGCCATTTATCCCACTCTCTAATCTGTAGACTATGTTGGATATAATTTTAGCCTCACGAATATTGAATAACGTAACTGGCTTTAAATCTTTGTTGATAATGTCATTGGCTTTAAAGAGTTCGTTGATTATAGAGATATTGGACATGTCTAATACAACGTGATAGGTTGCTCTGGATGATCCTAAAAAGTGATGTAAGAATTCATTTAAATCTATAGCGTCAGTTAAATTACAATTTAGCCCCATAAATACTTTAAGAATATTCTTTCTTACGTTAGTCGATGCCTTACTAGAATGTACTAAAGAAATGTTTAGCTTATCTTTGTAATAATTTGATTTTGCTACTACATCTAGTAAATTATTAGCATCCGATTCTTCTGTCAGATCATCACACACGATGACAACATCAAAGCTAATGGCAGATTCATGCTTAATTTTATCTAGATCTAATTTACCATCATTCCACTTGGGACTTCTATAATAGTTACAAAAACGCTTAATTACATAGAATTCTTTTTCAAGGTCGTATGCTTCTACAACATTATCGCCAAATCCTTTTATTCTATCAAAAGCGCAACCAGTTTGAGTTTTACCCTCATAAATTGCACACTGACAATTCTTACAATTAGTTTTTATTTCTTGGTCGTGAAGCTGTGATTTCATAATTAGTTCCTATTATGTTTACATTGTCTATATTAATATTATGGCTCTTTAAAAGATCAACTATATCTTTTGAGCTATAAACAGATTTTTTAGTTGACATGATATCGTTAAAGTTAAAACTTGACAGTTTGCCATTAGTTATATTTCTTGATAACAATCCTAGTTCTAAACCACCGAGGATAAAAGAGCAACCCATTCTCATCTTTTTAACAATGGACTCCATGAACTGTGGCAAAAGGTTGGAGGGAATAGAGTCTATAGCATCAATAGCTATGATTTCTGTTAATGAATTGTCTGGTAGACCACCTAGATCAACCTTCCCATAAACTATTGGGAACATACTATACCCTTCAATCATTTTCTCAACATTTTCTGTGATATGAATTTTCATTTTTTTGAAACCTCGTAAATGCTATTAAAAACTTCATTCCATTTTTGTACGAATTTTTCTTCAGAAAACTTTTCAAGAATAGTATTTCTAGCGGCAGTACCAAGAGCTTTTCTTTTTTCGCTGTCTGATAGTAGTAATTTAATGTATTCTTTCAATTTATTTTCATCGTTAGAAATAAATCCATTGATTCCGTTCTCTATAACTTCTGGAATCATACAGGTGGCGGTAGACACAACGGCGCACCCGCAAGACATAGCCTCTAATAAAGATGTTGGTATTGGGCTTAGTGTTGAGCTATTAAAATAAATCCCGCACGTATTATAGTCCATTACTAACTCTGCCGTTGAAGCAGCGGCTACAGACAATCCGCTAGTATCGCCCACTAGTTTAGTATTTAAACCATCGGTTACTCTCTTCCAACCCGTATAATTTAAACAATAATCTCTATTTACAAAATCATTTGCTACAGTAAGAACTTCATTACTTCTTGGTATACCATAAGATCTAAAAGTATCAGCGTCTATACCATGATGAATAACATGGGATGGAGCTTTAATATCCCAAGCTTTTTGAGAATATTCTGATATAAAGATATTTATGTTTCCAACCATATTCCTCATTGCTTCGATGTGTTTCTCAGGAATTGTTTGAGGGGTGGGCAGTGTATGCTCAAGCACTATAATTGGAATCCCCAATCTCTCATTAATTTGTTGTGCTACTTGAAACTGCCAAAATTTACTTTGCACCAATATGAAATCATAATTTATGAATTCACAAAGCTCTCCCTCTGGCAGTATATAATAATTCTTTGGTGGCTTAATCTGGTCTTTATTCCACTTCTTCATTTTCTCTAGGTTAAAAGAATAGAAATTGTGGCCAGTTTTAGCCAATTGACTCTCATATCTTTCATGCGTTGGAAAGGTTAGAATATTGTAAGTTTTAGTAGCTGGTTCCGTATTGCAACGGCTTATTATTTGTTTTACAGTATTAACCATTAAGTAACCCCTTTATCAAATTGCCAATATTTTTGTATGAAAATTTTTCAGCATTTTTTGCCCCAACTGTCCTATCAATTTTAAGTCTATTTTCATAATAATATCTCATAGATTTTTTGATTTCTGATTCACTTGGAGTAAACCACTCTTCTCTGCCAGTAAATATATCCATAAATGCTGGATCAGAATGATTACAAACCGAATAAATTCCATTGATAAGTTTTCCAGTATTAGGATCATTAGAATCTATAAACTCTTTAGGGCCACCCTCATTGCTACAGATGGGAGTCTTACCATATCTCATAGCATCAAAGGCCGGTATTGACCACCCCTCGCCGTGAGAAGGAGAAACAAAGCAGTCGCATGAATTATGTAATACATCTATAAGGCTATCGTCTAAATTATCAGAAATAATCAATTCCTTATGATAGCTTTCAATATCCTTATACATTCTAAGTTCTTTTTTGATATTGGTACATAGTTGCTCACAATATCTCGTTAGTTCTGGTGGTGAAACACCGTGTCTTTTTATTTTTAGTACCAGCGAGACAGGTTCAAAACTAGCAAACTCGCTATGGAAAGACCTAACTATAGACTCAATATTCTTCCTGTCATTAAGCTCGCCTATATAATAGAACTTAAAACTATTCTTGTCTGGGAATATGAACTTTTCTTGAGCGAAACCCTTTAATAAATCAGCAGCATGATGAACAACGTTTATTTTTTTATTTAATCCATCGTATGCTAGACTCGCTGCCAATCCCTTATTTGGAACCCAAACCTCATCCATATTCTGCAAACATACCATCCAAGGATTATTCAAAATAGAACTTGACTCGGCAACAAAGTATGCTATATTTCTTTTAAACTTTTGAGTACCAACCATGTGGTGTGGCAAAACGTGCTGAATACAAACATCTATATTATTTAACGGCTTGTTTTCTAGTTCTAAAATTCTTGGATAGATTTTAGGATTATTATTAGTTAATTTGATATTTCTACAAGTAACATCAAGTCCAACGCTGTCCATAGCTAATATTAAATCCATAGCAGCCTTAGACCACCCGCTACCTTCTTTATAATGTCCTATGTATAGAATTTTCATTTGATAAGCTCCGACCTCTTTTGTTCCCAATAATTTCTTCGGTTACACAGTGATAGCATGTGATTATATGCTATTTCAAAATTAAACGGAGTCCTAGCCATCTTTCCATCAAACGCTACTGAGCTTTCATTAAAATACATACCACCAGTAACAGATGTGGAACTCTGATACATTAAATCTCTAATTAATCTTGCTTCCATAAAAGAGTTTACTCTTTCTGGTTCGCACAAAACTTCAGTAATAAGCCATCTAGCTAGAGTTTCATGACTAACATTATCTGGCAATTTATCTGGTTTTTGCTGCGGAGGCTTAATTCTTGGGGGAGATTTCCAAGTTTTTTCTTCTGGCAAGATTTCTACACTATCAAAGTAATCTTCCCACGCCTTACCGCTCTTTTCCCACTGGTAATGCTCAAGAAATTTTTGTCTAGTATCAAATCCAACCTTACGCCTCATACTTAATGGTTGTTGGAAAAACTCAAAGAATTTTTGTGCTGCCAACTCATTGTCTGGAACCGCTCTAAAACATCCAGTTTCTAATTCTTTATATAGAGCCTTTGGAGTTAGTGGAACCCCGCCAAGGTTTCTAACAACACTTTCCATAGCTGAATAATCAGTAGCCATTACTGGAACTCCACAAGCTGCCGCTTCTACTTGTGGTAATCCAAAGCCTTCGCAGTTAGCGTACTGAACATAAAGATCGAACATGTTGATTATATTCGAAAGTTCTTCATAGTCAACGCCGTTCTTCACATTTGATAATGTAGCTCCATATTTTCCAGTAAATGGAGACTGCGTAAATGCTCCCCTAAATAATGATGGGAATGGTTTATTAGTCTGACCACAAATATATGTAAATAATACCTTAGATGATAATTGATATTGCTGCAAAAGTTCTGGAATATCCCAGCCCAAGTCTGGATAACTTGTGTGGCAATATAACATATATTCTGACTTATCCTCTACCTTATCAAGTAGAAGTTTAAAAGCTTCGAATAAATCTGGATATAGTTTACGCCTTTGATTACGCATTACCGTGCCGATGATTTTAGCGTTAGGATTTATACCGTATGCTTTTCTAAGTTCTTCCCTATTTTCTATTGGTTTATATGCAGAGTGTGCAGATGGTGGGGATATACCCAAATACTTTATTTTATCTCCAGACTGATCTTTAAGAACTTCGCCAGCCCATTCTGAATATGTTAAACAAGCGTCTGCTGATTCATATGTTGATATCCATTGTCTAGCCTGTGGTCTAGCGTCAACGGTTGGCATGATACACCACTTAAAAAATGGTCTATATGGAGATCGTTCGGCAAAGTCCATCATCCAGAAATCTCTAATATCACAAACAATATCTGGCTTAAAATCAAGACATGTTGGCTCAAACGCTAGCTCACCAAACTGCGCCGTTGGCATAGATTGATATTGCTTATGTATTTCTTCTGGGGTATCCTTATTTGGAATTACTCCATAGAACTTCCAAGGAATTGACTTTGCTCTTGGATCATCCTGTTCGCCGTAAGAGGCCATTTCAGCTAACTCGTATTTACCAGTGCTATGTAAATAGTTTAAAATTTCTCTTGTGTATGTTGCATAGCCTGTATTTAAGAATGTTGCTTCACTGCAAAATAGAATCCTTTTTTTTCTCATAAAAATTTTAGTCCTCAAATTCTTGGCTACAGAAATCAAATTCGTTTATTCTGAAAATAACACGCTGATCTTCCTTGGAGATATTCTTTGCAGAAGCATGTACGTTTAGTTTTGTACCTTTAATAGCATATTTTTCAAGAGTTTCAGCACCGGTATGCCAAGCTTCACAATATAAATATGTGGGAATTCTATTCTTTTCACCACTCTTGGTTCGTCTATAAGTGTAGACTACCATTGTAAACTCAGCTAGCGTGACCCCATCAATATCAGAAATTCTTGGGTCTTCAACCAAATAGCCGGTAAAGCAACATATGTTCATCTATAATCTCCTATCTTAGTATATTAGCAGTAACATTGAGAAAAAACACATCAAATTTCGTGGATTTGGTTGATAATGAAAGAAGTTTCATGGTCTGCAACGTTCCCACAGAATATTAAATTATTACCCTCATAAAGTATATACTTGTATTTATCTCTTACTTTTGGAAATACAATTACGCTATCAAGAATACATGTATCATCCTCTATAGTCAAAAAGCACATAGTTTGCCCTTTTGACTCACCCTTAGTTATTGTATAATCGGCCACTCGCTGAACATTCGCTACAATGCACAAATCCTTACCCTTCTTACCATTAATAACATCTTTACAAGTAGTATTGGCAGCAGAAGTGTCTGAGGTTTCTACGCGAGTCATACTAACTGGACAACCTAAAAATTTAGCCTCTTGATCAATTATCCAGCTAGGATCGTCATCTAAATCATAAGGTGGACTAACCAATAACTGTATCTCATTTTCAATTACTTGTTTACGATCTACTTTGCTAGTACCGCCGCCCTCTTTCTTTGTAGGTGCCAAGTCTTTTAAGCAATCAATAAAGGATGACCACTTCCTTTCTGGATACTTTGTTTGAATCCAAGTTTTCTCAGCTTGAGTTAGCCCCTTGAATATATCATAGTCATATAAAGCTTTGTTTCTACTGATCTTTTCTGCAAAATCTCTAAAGAATCCTATTGAAGCTAAAGCCTTAAAAGATGTTGAGCTAATGTTGGGGCTAAGATATAGTAGTATCTCAAGCCAATTAAATTTCGTAATAGCTTTGTTTAAATCTTTTTCAGCCTGCTTAATTGCTTCAATAACAACATCGCCAGTTTTACCTGTGAGCGACTTTATATCTTTAACACCAAAATATATCTTTCCCCTATTAATATTGAACTTTATCTCGTAGTTAGCTAATGACGGTGTTTTTACCTGTATGTCAAACAGTTTTGCCTCAGAAATAAGTTCGTAAACTTCTTGGTGAGGATCTTGTTTTTCGTTAGCATAGAATAGATAAGATAAAAAGAACTCTAGAGTATGGTGGGCCTTATAGTACGCACTCCAATACGAACACACAGCATAAGATATACTGTGAGATTTATTAAAGGCATATCTAGCAGACTTCTCAATCCATCCGAAAATCTGTTCTGCTTCTTCTTTTGTTACCATCCCAACTCGCTGCGACCCCTCAATAAATGATTTCTTAACTTCATTCATGAGATCGGCTTTTTTCTTTCCAATGGCTTTACGAAGAACGTCAGCTTCTTGTAGATTGAAGCCAGCGACCTTTTGAGCTATACGCATGGACTGTTCTTGATAAACTAGAACCCCATACGTTGGCTTTAAGATTTCTTCTAGAGATTCGTGCAAATATACAACTTCTTCTCTGCCGTGCTTTCTATCAACATAGTGCTGGGTCATAGACTTTCCATCAACGAAAGCCTTTAACGTTCCCGGCCTAATAATAGCAATAAGAGCAGATAGTTCTTCAATATTTGTTGGAGCAACCTTCTTAGCCCAAGCTTTACCAAGATTACTTTCTAGCTGAAAGACACCCTTGGTCTTACCTTCTGCAAATAATTGCCAAGTTTTCTTATCGTTATAATCAATCATTTATTCCCTCGACAACAAATAGTTCAATGCGTTTGTTAGACCTTCAATATCATCACCTAATTTTCCTATACCGGTATTACATTTATCACAAAGCCAACCTCTAAAAGTGTTATTGGAATGATTATGGTCTAAAACCCATTTATCTGTTACTTTATGACAACATTCACAAACTTCTGGCTTGTCCGGTGCAATTTTTCTCAATTCATTTCTAATTTTTGCATGTTCTTTTATGCATTCTTTACATCTAGAATCTAAGTTATCTTTATAGTGTATATGCTTAGGAAATTCATCAAAAGATTTGGTAATATTACAATATATACAAGTTTTTATATTATCGTCAATTGTATCTATATCCTCATCTTTAATAAATTCTAGATATGTTTGATTATTTGACATATAGATTTCCATTAGCAAATGCCTTATCAAAAGTAATGTTCTGATACACAGACCTATGTGTTTTCATTAGCTTGATAAATATATTAGCCTCGTCCTTAACGTCTTGTAGAGCGTCGTGAGCCTTATCCTTACTAAGACCCATTCTTTCTCGTAGTGCGTCCATGCTAATTGACTTTACAGATGGATCACTCTCTGTCCATACAAAAACATTATCCATGATATCTATCTTATAAACCTTACTGAACAGTTTCTGGTGTTCACGCTCTTTATCCCAAGGTCCGTATTCCTTGCAAAGTCTATTAACAATGTGCATATCGAATCCAAGAATATTAAAACCCACTGGAATTGGAGCAAAGAATGGATCACCCTTCCAGTTATATTGATCAACGAACTTAACAAACTTTGACCACACAGACTTAATAGATGGTGCTTCTGCTAGACCTTCTCTGGTTTTCTTAGTAATCTTTAGAGCTTCGTCTTGGATCGGGTCCAAGCCAGCAGCCACGGCGGCAGCATCATCAAATATGGGCTTAATCTCGCTATTAAACTGACCCTTAACTGCTAGACTTCTGCCATCTAAAGCTAAAGCTGCAATCTGAGTTGGTTGAGTTTTATGAGGATTGCGTGATCCCGTCTCAAAGTCAAATATGATGAAATCTCTGTTAGCCATTTAATTCTCCAATAAGTTATTGTACTTAACAACGTTTTTACATAATTCAAAAAAATCTTCAACAGTCAGGTCATTTTTTAATTGGTTTACTTTCTTATGAACCCACTGTACATTTCCTTCAATATAATCTTTATTATTATCTATTCTATCTAATGATGCTGTTGTTTTGATATAATCTTTTTTTGGTATAAAAAGGAAAATCGGAACTCCTGTCATCGCACATTTTCCGCCCTGCTTTTCATATAGTTCCCATGCATATTCTATATCTATCTTAACACTATATCCACGCTCTTTCGCGGCGATATTTATTCTATACCAGTGAGCCATGCTCAAGCCTTTATATCCTTTATAACAGCCATGCTCACGCCCACTTTTGGGTGAACAGCCACAGTTCTTTGACCTACCACCCACTAGATTGGATACACGCCGAATAACAGTATTACCACAATCACACAAGCATTCAAATGAATAATGATGGTACTTGTTTTTGCTAGCAATTTTTTGAACAGTTAACATTCCAAATTTTTGACCAATATATTTTCCACACTGAGTGACACTTGCCATTTTAGTTTTCCGATAGTTTTTGAATGTACATAATTTTATCTAAAACGTTGACACCTAAAACATCAAACTTAACGTGACCAAGGGCTTCTAGGTCTGCCATTTCTAATCCCGCTATTTTTTCAGATGATTCACGCTGCTTAACCATAGGACAAACAGTATTTAGTTTCTTAGCTGAAATAACTACTCCCGCCGCATGTTTACCTTGCGTTTTAAAAGTACCCTCTATCTTAATGGCTTGATCAAAATACTCAGCATATTCTCCATCAAGCTTTCCATCTTCATTAATATGACAGAAATCTCTCAACTCGTTAGCATTATTAATTAATGCCCATCGTATAATGGATCGATCTTCATCATCCATGTCTGCAAGTTGATCTGAAATTTCTGCTTCGTTGGGGATACTCTTTGTGATAGCATTCATCTCACCAAAAGAACACGCCTCATTTATGCGTAAAACCTCTTTTATTGCACTTCTTCCTTGTAGTCTACCGAATGTAATCATTTGACTAACGTGATCGCTACCATACTTATTCTTAAGATAAGCAATAACTTCATCACGCTTCTTGCCGGGAACGTCCATGTCAATATCTGGCAATGAAATATGATCCTCACTATTTCGCCCAGCATTATAAAATCTAGCGAATAGTAGATCAAATTCTATTGGATCAATCTTTGTAATTCCAATAAGGTATGAGATTAAGCATCCCGCCGCCGAACCTCTACCGGGACCACACAACCAACCTTGACTTTCACAATAGTGTATAATATCTCTAACAATGAGAAAATAACCGAATAGATTTGCACCTTTAATAACATCAAACTCCTCCTTGAATCTTTCTAGGTACTTCTCTTTATCTTCTGGTTTAGAAACTTTGTCGCCGTCTATTAATATGTTCTTCCAGCCAACCCGACATAGTTCCTTTAAATAATCTTCTTCTGATTGATTATTTGGACAGGCGAACTTTGGAAGATTAGGCTTGCTTAGAACATTATAGCTCTCACACTGGTTTATAATACTAGAGATATTATCTAGATTCTTAGGTGATGTTGAGCTAATTGCTTTTTGTGCTTCTTCCTTTGACCAGACATTCTTATCATCGTGGGTGAATTGATATTCTATATCTTTAGATAGATCACCATTACGTATTTGTTTCTGAACCTTTGGAAGTGTAGTCTTTAATTCAGAACATAATAGTATTCTATGTAATACTGCATCTTCTTTCTTAACGTAATAACTAATAGGAAATAGGGGCGTATCATTAGATACTTTGATTACATTACCCTTCTTTAAGGTACTTAACCAAATAGTACTAGATATATTACCCTCGTCATCTATAGACGATACCAAATGGATAAGATCATGCCAACCGGCACTATTCTTAGCAAATAAAGCACAATCATCAAAAGAGCAACCAATAATGGGCTTGATACCATTCTTTTGACAAGCTTGATAAAAAGACACAACGCCGGATATTGTTTTATAATCTGCAATGCCGCAAGCAATATATCCTTCTTCTTTACACTTTTCTGCCAACTCGTCTGGCTTTGAAAAACCCTTCAACAAACTGTAATGAGTGTAATTCCTTAGTGGACACCAATTCAACATATATTTTCCTTGTCAATTTCAATGTGTATGCGACTGCTATCAAACTATTATACCACGGAACTAACAACTTTACTATACCTGTAGAGTAAGGAAGTTGTCAACACCCATTTGCTCAATAAGCTTTAGGAAGCCTTCATAAAGAATAATTCCATCTTCGCTACCCTGTAATAATTCTATAAGCATATTGGCTGTAATTTCATCGCCAACAGACCTTGCCGCTACTATGGTCGCCCTTTCAGTAGCTGAAGCCTCCCTAACAGAGTCTAAATTATATTGAATCATAGCAACAATGTCGTGTCGTTTCCAAGTGGGTGGACTTATAATTAATGGTTGATAATCAATATCAAAAAATTCTAATCTTCTAATATTAATTGCGGCATGAGTCTGTTCTTGTATGGCATCGGCCTTAATAATCGCTGCTAGTTTCTTATATCCCCACCTTTCAAGGTGTTCAGCTTGTGCTGTTAGAGATGTAGTCTGCTGCCAGTGAACATTGAGGGATTTTTTTAATAATTCGATAACCGTATCACTAGAATAACCAGTAACTTCTTGAGCTTGTGAATCAAGCAATTTTTCTATAGATTGTTTTGACATATTGTTTTCCTTTTTTAAGTTTTGTAATTACCAGCTTTTACAAGCCCAATATCGAGCCTTATATTTAGGACCAGGATTGTCACAGTTCATTCTAGCTCTAAAGCTTTTTCGTCGTTCTGGAATATTCTTCTTTATTGTCATGTTTGGATCACCAAATCGAACAATTACAACGTTACCGCTTTCGTTCTTAACATACACTGCAAACTTTTTTGGACCATTTGATGTTCTAAATGGCTTATTCAATGTTACTTTACGCCCTTGATATTCTGACGCATCAGATTCTTCTTTATTATTATATTCATCCTCATATTTACCCGGCTCATAATACTTAACAAAGTCGTACACGTTCTGTATATAGATTTCGGCTTTTGAAATCATATCTTTTGTCCAATCTTGAAATTCTACCGGTATCTGCATAGTCTTCAGCCTAGCAACCACCTCCATGATCTGGTCGCTCATTTTCATTATTTGTTCAACAGCCATTTCACTATCACCGGACTGAGCTTTTTTCCAAGATTCTGGATCTGGTCTATCCTTATCGCCTCGTTTGGCTGGCTTGTATTTTTTGCCTAATCGCTCTTTCTTCTTTCGTATATTTTCCCATAGCCCCGGCTTTGCTTCAGCAACATCCCACTCTTCTGTTTCTTCGCCAAAATCTTCATATTCTGCTTGTGTAGGAATGTAAAAATTGTCATCGTTAATGTCTTCTTCATATCCAAACAATTCTAGTTGCATCTTAAAATCAGCAGCTTCTACGCAGTCGCAATCGGCTGTTGCTTGACCTAGACAAATAGCAACTCTTTGGCTATTGCTTGGATAATCTTTTTTCATAACATTGTCGCCCATACATCTAGCAACAAATTTTGTCTTATCTTCATCTTTATTCTTTTTAGGAATTGGCATAATTAATTCTCCAAAATTACATGTTTAGCTTGATTTAAAATATTATCTATACTTCCCGGTGGAATTTTATCCTTGAAATGTTCATAAGCTGATGTGATCATTTCGTGATTTGGATCTCTTTTAAGTTCTAACCATCCTACGAAATAATTCCATATTCTATCTTCTAAGATTAGTGGGTATTTAACACCGTTGGGGCGATTGAATCTATGCAACCATTTGAGTTGTGGTATACAAATTGCTTTGCCGCCATTCTGTCTAAATTTTTCATGAATATATCCTTCTTCTGCACCAAAGCCCTTAAAATGAGGATTAAATCCCGGCCAGTTTTTTGTTTCGCAGGAAAAGAATCCTAATCCCATCATAGGTATTTCAAAGGGAAGGCCAGATTCATATCCAGCGACGTTCGTGTGCCATGTGCCGTACATATCTCCACGCCACTCTGGAGCAAATTCTGTTGAATAATTTTGAAGGTCATCATAGATTAGTGGACCTTGAATTATATCTTTGCAGTCTTCATTGTTGTTATAATAATCTAGTAGTTTATCTATTCCACCATTTTCTATGAAAACATGGCAATCCATAGAGATTGTATACTTGCCAAGTGAGTTTGTAAATATCTCATTTCTTACGGCAGTACTGGTTCTATCTTTATAAGGTATATATTTACCTCTACCACTAGTCCAGCCTTGCACTAAATTCTTAACATCTGTACCGTGAGGACCATCTGGATTATTATCTACAACTATTAGTTCATAGTCTATATCCTTAAGAATAGGGTGGTACATTCTTAATGCTTGAAGGCTAAAATATACGCCATCATAGTCATCATACGTAGCCATACCAATTGTTAGCAATTTTTGCATTATTTTTCCTTTCAACCGGGAGCGGAATAAAAGCCTATATCAAACCCATCTCTACTGCATTTTTTAATGGTATTCTCCATACCCTCTTTTTTAAGATGGTTCTCTATATACATACACATGTTTTGGTCTGTGTTAGGCCACTTGTTTTTATAAAAGTGGCACAATTTAGTACATTTCCAACTGTCCCTGTTCTGGGATAGTGGTTTTGGTGTATTATTTGCCTTAATATCCTCAAACTTATTCTTAAGCATTTTTAAGAATCTGCCGTGATCTTCTTTGTCAAAACACATAGAGAATGGCCCACCGTCTTTAACAAAAAAGATAGACATAATGGTGTGATCGTACTGAGGAAATAATTTAGAAATAGCGTAGTTATACAATAATAGCTGTGGATCTGAACACAGTTTTTCATATGTCTTTTCTTCGCCGGTAGCCCAATCTAAACGTCTGCCTGTTTTCCAATCGACTACTTCTATGGTATCTTTAGATATTTCTGTAACTAGGTCTATAGTACCCTTAATAGCTAATTGACCCTTAATCTTTCTACCGTCTGGAAATTCATATTCATAGTGCGCCCAATCTTCATCGATGGGTATGTCAAAGTGCGGTTCTGGGGCGACTACATTTCTTTGTCGAGGATCAAATTGGCCATGATTATATCTTAGAGTATCCCAAACTAATCCCATACAAGTTTCTTTATCGCTCTTAGTGAAAGGATGTACTGATCCAGATGTATAAAAGTCATAACTTTTACCCAGCAAATCTATAACTATATCGTCCTTTAATAGTTCTGATTTTTTTATTTCTACTTCGCCCAAAGCGTCATCCTTAACATATAGATTATGTTTACGAGGATTATCTTGGTGATACTTCTTAAAACCAGCTAGTGTTTCCATGACTTTGTGGACAATTGTTCCAAGCTCTGCTTTTTTCCCACTAGTTGATTGATGCCCAAGAACGTAGGTAATAAAGTATTGCATTTGACAATACGAATAATTATTATAGCTTGATGATCGTATGTAAGTAATTAACATATTAACTCCAGAGGGATTTTAGTGATGTTAATTCATCACATAGCTTTTCGATGGTATAGTCTGTGTTATCTATGACGGCATCGAAATTGCTCCAATCAAAATTATCTTTATCTAGTACAGTTTCGCACTCTACGTCGCTATTGTGTAAATTTCTAGCTAATCTAATAACTATTCCACCGCTAGCTTTGATTGCTTCCACTTCATTTGGAAATCTTACGTCTGGGATAATCGCTATCTGAGAATTCTCATAATTGATTTTATTAATAGTTGCGGCTACCCAAGCGTCAGTTCTAATCTTACGAACAACCTTTGTGCCAAATTGCTCAAGAAATTCACGATTTGTCATGTATCCACCCTTCTTAGTTATGAAGGGCATGTTTTCCCATTTAATATTTGTTAGTTCATTCTTTTGTTGATCTGTACCGTATACGCCTTGAGGATTTAAACCAAATAAATTGATTGACAGATCTTTTAGGTAATCTGCGAAATGATATACTTTAGCGTAGGGCCACAATTCTTTTTCTGCATACTCCACAAATGCGCTATCTTTCCTCGTCACATCAAAAATACCATAACCTTCTTCACCCGTAGAGTTTATAGTCTTAATAGCTAGTTGTCCATCGTCGTTGATAAAGAAATCCATCACCATTTCTCTATCTATGAGGACTGTTCCGTTGATAAAGTTAGCAACGGTGTTTTTACCGGACTGCTTTCGTCCAGATATGCCTACAATCTTAGCCATTAATATGTTCCTTTAACTTGTGGTAATATCTTACTTTTGATTTGTTCAATGCTCATTTCACCAATATCTTTAGTAGATATCTTTGGAAATGTTAATTTAAAAGTTCTGCCTAATTGTCTTTGTATTTGCATTTTTGATTCCCTGCCAGCTTGATCATTATCAGTTAATATAACTAGATGAGTGACAGGCATCTTTAACAATTTATCTTCTTGTTCTCTGGTGATTGTTTTACCAAATATTCCCATAGCATTACTAACGCCAGATTCGTATAATCTCCACACATCGCCTTGTCCCTCGACAAGAAACAAGCATCCAGTTTCTTTTGCTCTAGATATAGCTCTATGGAAATTATAGAAGAAATATCTCTTATCAAACCCCTTGGGGCTAAATAGGAACTTTGGAATCTTGTACTCTTTAATAGATCTACCTATTAGGGCAACTAGTTTTTCTCCAGTATCGTCGTTAATAGGTATGATTGATCTATCATACAGCTTTGACTTAGAATTAACACAATCTCCAACCTCAAAATATTCTAGAGTTTCTGGTTTAAATCCTCTTGTTATAAAGTAAGGAGATGGAACTACCAGATTACACTCTGCGTCTATTTTACCATGATCTTTTTGTTTTATAGACGAATTCAAAAACTCAACAAGCTGAATAAACTCATCTGGTTCTTCTAGTTGTACCTTGGGTTGACTGTAAGAGCCGCCAGAGCCTTGTTTTAAATCAAGGGTGTTGCATGACCACCTTAACGCTTCTTTAAATCCAACATCTATACCGTCATTGTGAGATAGTGCCCCACGTATTAAACCAAAAATATCATTGTTGTATTGGTGTTGACAATCCCTAGTCCAGCACTTCCATATGCCCCTATCGATAGAATAAGAGAACGCTCTTGGGTTATCGCTTCCTTCATGAATAGGACATTTTGAGTATATATTATCACCCAGAATCTCGTAGTTCATGCCAAGCTTTTTAAACACTGTCTCTGCCTTTTTATTCAGCAGAGTCTTGAGCTTCTGTAAGTCCATCTGATATCTTAATCTTAATAAGTGATTCTTGTGAGGCTAAACCAGTGTCGCCCGTTGGTTGATTCTTAAACTCATTACGAGTCTTTAGTTCTCTCAATTTTGCGTGAGATCCATTCATAACCATATTAATGTAATCTCCATCGTCTAGCCCGCCACCGTGTCTTGAAACAATTGGTACAAGTTTTCTATTTCCAGCATTGGGGCCGTCTTCTGCTAATTCTTCTGGTGACTTAATCTTAAATATAGAGAACGATGTACATAGCCAGATCAATCTATCTGATCCAGAAACAGCGTCGGTGCTTTCTTTTGTTATACCATCTCTGTTCAACTGTACAAATGACAAGCATGGAAAATCCATCTTCACGCACAGATTATGCAGTGCCGTGATTTGAAAACCTAATGCTTGGTATTCTTGAATGTTATTAGTAATAGAGCTAGATGACATTAACTTTAAATAATCATAGATAATCAAGCAGTCATTAGTCTTGCCGTACTGATCCATCTTGACTTCTTGAATAATCCATCTTTTGATAAGATTTAGGATTTGTTCAAATGGCTTTCCAGCAACGCTAACGTAGCAATATGGAATAGATTCTATATGCTTAACAGCGTCTTGAACCTTTTCTCTTTTTTCGTCATCATCTACGAATTTGCCAGTAGCAATCTCATTGATAGGAACACCGCTTATATTTGCCAATAGTCTATTTAAATGATCTTCTTTACTCATTTCGGTATCTAACATAAGAACGGGAACGTTCTTGGAAGAAACATTTAGAGCCACGTTGTCAGCAAATACTGATTTACCAACTTTGGGTCGAGCAGAAACAAGGTCAACACATTTTCGTCTAAGACCACCGCCAATGGCCTCGTCGTATCTACTGAACCCCGTAGGAATACCAATGATATCACACTTATTCTCCTCTAAGAATGTAATGTAATCCCCTATGTTCTCGCCAATCTTCTTGGGCGTATCGCCACCGTCATCTTCTCTTAGGAAGTCTGTGACAGGGTTTTCTAGAATTTGAATAATATCATTGATAGATTCAGCACCGGTAACATCATCAACATCTTTATGTATTTTTGCTGTTAGGGCTTTGATCTTTCTGGCGAATTCAAACTTCTTAATTTGTATTGCAAAACTAAGGATATTGTCCTTATTCACTGGAAAGTCAAACAAAGACTTAATGTATTTAAGTTCTTGGTTTGTGTTAATAGAATCTGACAGATTAAGTTGCGATGCGGCAGACAATATGGATGGAATATCCACCTTCTGATCATTCTGTATAATCTTTTCTAAGCATTTGTATAATACTTCGTTATTGGTATGACCAAAAGTTTCATGACTAATAAGATGGGATATTGATACATATCCATCTATCCCGTATTGTAGCAGCCCTGCTAATACGGCTCGTTCAGCACCTATATCTGTTAGTTTAATATCCATATTTATTTTCCAACGCATCTATTGCAGCGATGATATTCTCCAAAGACAAATCTTTGATCAGCCTTAAATGATCTGCCACAAACATGACAGTCTACATCTATTTTTTTGGGTGCTTCACGTTTTCTTGGACTAGGCGTTAGATCATAATCTGGGGAATTAACATCCCTAAATTCGCCTGTGTCTTTCCATTCGTTCTTTCTAGCTCTCACGGGTTCTTTTCTCCTATTTTGAGAATCTACTGATTCTGCTTTGGTTACTGTGAAATTATCATCAACCGTTATTTGTGGTGACTTTTTTGGTTCTACAGCTTTCTTTGCTTTTGGTTTTGCTTTAGTTTTTGGTTTATCATCACTACTAGGTGAATCTATAGAACTTAGCAAAGCATTAGCTAATTGTGTTTTCTGATCGTCTGTTAGTGAATTGAAGAAATTATTAAGGTCCATTATAGCCTCTTAGCCTTTTCTAGGAGTATATCCGCTTTACGTTTTAATTCATATACTTTTCCATCTAAAGCTTGTAATCTTGCTTCTGCAACTTCACGCATTTTATCTACTGATGCTGCATAATTATTATCTTTGATTATGATCTGTCGTTTGACTTCATGTTTAGTATATTGACCAAATTCATCGTTGTGTGCCACAACCAATTTCTCTAGCTGGTCATTGCACCAAGTAAATGCTATCTTGTTTTTATTAATTTCATCTTGGATATAGGTGGCGTAAGCATATAAAGTATATGCCGCATCAAAAGTCTCTTGCTGTGTTAACCTCTTTAAATCCTCTGATGATAAATTTGCAGTTAATAGGTACTCTTCTCTAAACGAAGAAAATTTGGTGTTGCTAAGATCAATATACGCTGTGATTTGATTAATATGTTCTGACAGCTTCTCAGATGCCTTTAATACGTTCTCGCCACTCATGGTCACTTTCTGAAAATTTTAAGGTTACAATTTGTATCTCGTTGAGTTCGCACCACTCTATTTTATCTTCGTCGCGGGCTTTTGCCTTGAGAAAATCAGCCTTGCTTTTATGGAAGAATGGACAGTATTCGTAATGCTGTTCACCATGAACTTCAATTGCCATCTTAGTTGATGGAATGTAAAAGTCAAGATAGAGAACAGATTTTCTGTTCAGCGCAGTGCTTCCCGGTAGTTTAACTTCCTCAAGAATTCTATAGCTATGAAATATTTCTCTTAGTAAATTTCTTGCACGAATATGGTATTTTGATCGCTTGCGAGTATCATCATAAAATATATCGTACTTGGTGAGATTCCAAATATATTCCTTGCCATTAATTCCTTTAACTTTCAATGTAGCTCCTTAATTTTTTCATAAACAAAGGATGCCATCTTGGGATTATTGTTTAAGAAATCAGCAACCGCATTAACGCCTTGGAATTTAAAAAACCTTTCAATATCCTCTGGAGTCTTTGCTACCTTGTTTTCTTCTAGTATTTCATTAACTATTGGGTTGGTAAGATCGTCTACTGCACACTGAACGGTATACCACGCACCGGCAGCTTTGATAAGTCTAAATTCACAGGCAATATGGATAATCTCTTGAACTTCATCAATACCAACACCATATTTAATCCAGCTTTCTGCTGTACTGTTAGGTCTTCCACCAGCACAAGAAGTTTTAATATTCCAATTGGCAATCTGACCAACGTGAGGACCGGTATCTTTAGGAACTTGCCACTTGCCCCTGTGTGTAATAACCATGTTTGTTCCAGCTTGATATTGTAACATATTGCCACAGTCTGCCATCTTCTGTGGAGCATATGGTGAACCGCCAGTGTTTGCAATATTATGAGTAATACAAACTAGGATAGTCTTATTCTTCATAAGAGTACCGCTGATTCTCTTAAAAAACATAGAGAGTAGTCGCGGCAGAGCATTTCTAACACCAGTTCTAACCTCGCCCTCAAGTTCGACTGCCGGAACCATATTAGATAGCGAGTCTGCTATGATTAGACAGCCGGGATCATTATTGATATAGCTCTCAGTAATATTTAGAAAGTCTTCTGCCGACAACACCCGCTCGTCTGTGGACTCAATAATTAGAATATTATCAGAGTTCAATCCCTTAATGCCAACGAAATTTTGCTTAGATAATCTACCTTCTGTATTTACATAGATTACTCTTTTGTTCTTTTGTTGACACTTGGCAGCAAAGTGTAGGGCAGTTGTGGTCTTTCCGCTTTTGGGATCGCCCGTCATAACAACTACAGAACCTTCGCGTAGGCCACCGCCCAGAGCAATATCTAATGCTGGTGACACACCAATCACATTAAGATTATTGATATTCTCTAATACTTCTGTTCCACTCCTAACAACGTCGCCATACTTACTGACAATATTATTGCTTACCAAATCCGTTGTAAATTTGTTTGCCTTCTTGACTTTGCTCATAGATTCCTCAGTTGACTAATGGTTGGTTTCTTTCCAGTATTATAGCTCTGACTAGCCCTAGTTTCAAGCTTCTTTTCTTCAACTTCCTGCTCTAGGTTGACAGTGGGTTTATTTTTTTGCTCATCTAATAATAGTTGGTGTTTGGCAATTACCTTTTCTGCTTCTGGATTTACTTTGTAGCCTCGCCCATTCTGGACTCCTAATACAAGCAATCTATCAAAGTCTTTGGATTTAATTGCTGACAGTATAGCTTCCTCACTATATTTCTTTTTCAATTGAACTGCGGCACCAAGCTGTTTTTTCCACAGCCAGTGTAGGGGATCACCCTTGGTCCAAAATTTATAAGAGGGTTTACCATCATTGAGCTTCTCAGCCCTTCTCAATACTATAAATTCAGCAACATATGCTTCAAATGTACAATGCTCACCAGTATGAATATGCTTATACTTATGAGTTTCTGACCATTCTTTTTGGTATGATTGATTAAATAGTTCTGGTTTATTTTGTTTCTTTGTCATATAAGATCAACGCTTCAAGAAAGCAACTTTCAATAGGGTCTTCGTCTGAGATGTCTGCAACAAGTTCTGGTGTAACCCACATCGTCTTTTTGACTTTGGAGCCATAAACTTTTCCAATTGTTATAGCTTGTTTGCTATTTTCTCCCATTCTTCCAATAAGAGATCGAACTAAGTATACACCATCCACACCGCCCATGTCAACCTCAACAAAATGTGAACGATACTGCAACCCAAGTTTTTTCACTTTAAGATGTTTCTGATTGCATAAAGTTTTTAATTCCAACCATTTTTCATGATTAGGTAAGTAGTATTCTATTTCGTTGGAAAGGGTTGCCCTAATCCAAACATTATATTTATCTTTATGGTATTCAGCAAGCCAACCTTCATGGGATGTTATAAAGTTATTCATTTTATCACTTTAGTTTCTAAGGCGTTTTTTAAATATTTAATACGTTCTTCTCTTGGGAAAACTCCGCATGGATGGTAAACTAAATCACCGCTATTCCAATTGCTTCCCGGTGGACCCCAAGCCGCTGAACCGGCTGGCAAATTCCACTCTAAAGAATTAAATGATCTAACAGGGGCTATTGTCAACATGTCTCCCAAAGAATCAGCTTTATTTGCTAACCAAGTTTGCCATTGTGTTGGTAATTTTTCCCACTGGTGTTTTGTTACGCTTATTAATTGTAATAGAGTTTTAGTTTTGAGGGTATTTTTCATCACTATCGACCCGCAATTGATTCTATTCCAATCCACTATTTTTTCTTCACATACAGTAATATTTTCACCCAAACATTCCAATGTATGAAAGGGGATATTCATATTTGTAATTATAGCATCGGCATCAAGACACCAGACAATATCATACTCATTAAATAAATAGGTTATAGCGTGTGTACGATCTACACAATCCTCATATTTTTGATTATCAATTATGAGAGAATAATCGTGTTTTAAACAATACTCTAGCTTATTGGGCATTGTTAGATTAGCAATTTCTGCAATATTAGCAGAAACGCTTGTAAACATAGCAATTTTATTTGACATACTATTCTTTGATTTTAGTTACACAAGACAAGGTTTTAGTTGGTAATGATGGTTTTTTTCTCTTCGCATCAATCATTGTAGATGCATTTTCGGTCATGATAGTTGCACCACTTTGTCTAGCAAACTGGTCGCTTGTTGCTGTAGCTTCTTTTTTCTTAGATGCTTTAGCTATATAACTTTCTACTGACGATTGTGGTCTATTTAAATCTGTTGAAATGCTTTCTACACTTGTACCGAGCTTAACTTGAGCGTCAACATAAAAAGTTTCAACTTTACTTAGCGGTCCTTTTTTATTAGCCATTGATAAAACTCCTTTGAGCCTTGGTCATATATAGTTGGTTTCGTGTTCTTAGATAAGTAATATAATTTTCAAATGTTTCTCTTGATACATTTTTAAGTTCGGTTCTTAAATATGTTTCTCTATGAGAATATGGTCCATTTGGATCGTATGGAACATTGTTGTGTGTTCTTACAAAGTATTTGGTCTGATTAGTCCCACCAAGATCAATAACAACAAATTTTGCAAAAGCTTTCTTTTCATCATCAGTATCTTTACCAGTTCTATCGACCATAGATGATTCTGATGGTTTCACAAAATCTTCTTTTTTAAATTGTTCAACAAATTTCATTTCTTTCCTTCCATAATATATTTTTTTTTCTGAGCAGCGGTCATCTTGTTGATTTCTTTACTGCTTGCTGGCGTATCAGAACCGAAGGAAGAAAAGTAAGGAGTTTCCTTCTCACTCTTCTCCTTCGCTTCTGTTTCAATTTCCGACCTTTTGTAGTGGCCCATATTAGACCAATTTCTATCACCTATCTGTCCTAACGTTTTAACGTCTTTAACAAAGGTCGCTATCCCACCATATATTACCCGCTGTAGACCATCTTTTCCACAGCTTGGACACGTAATTAGAGCATCGTCTTTGATGGATTGGTGAACATCGCGTAGTTCGTGTCCACATTCCTCGCAAGAATAATCGTACAGCATATGTTTTCCTTATGATTCTAAAGCCATTAAGACCCTTCCTATTATACCATTTCTTTGGATATCTTGGTAATCTAAAGTGCAAATTCCTATACCTTGCAATCCAGCAAGTCTTTCAAGACAGTAATATAATCCACTATCTCTATATAGGTCCGTTTGCTTAGTATCACCGTTAATAATTACCTTAGAATTCTCGCCCATTCTTGTAATAAACATCTTGATTTGATCAAGGGTACAGTTCTGAGCTTCGTCAAGAATCATATAGGCATTATGAAAGGTTGCCCCTCGCATGGTTTCTAATGGTTCAAAACGAATTCTTCTGGTATTATAATATAATCCAAATTTATCTCTTCCTAGAAAATACTTAAGATTTTCTTCCATTGGGGCCAGATAAGGTTTGATTTTATCATTTAATTCTCCCGGTAATGATCCAATGTCTTTACCAGTACAGACAAGTGGCCTAGTTACAATGATATTATCAATTTTATCCTTCTGAATATGGTCAGAGGCAATACCGGCAGCTATAAAAGATTTGCCAGTACCAGACGGTCCAGTGCAGAATGTAACATCATTTTCTACAATAGATCTTATATATTCTTTTTGATTCTCCGTTTTGGCGACAAGAACATTTGACTGTGATACTTTTTGTTTCTTACGATTGTCTTTATTGGTGTTCTTCGAATTGTCATATTTTTTATTTGCCGCTGCTGCCAAAGCCGTTATCTCCCCGTTGCGAGGAACCTAGCTCTTCTTGATTAATCATCATGACGCGAGGAACCTCTTGGAATATAATCTGCGCGATTCTATCCCCACAGTTTAATGATACATTTTCATCTGATGTATTGTATAAACAAACCATGATTTCTCCTCTATAGCCAGAGTCTACAACTCCAGCTAACACATCGATTCCCTGTTTTACAGATAGTCCAGATCGTGGCCAAATTAATCCAGCCATATGTTCTGGCATCTCTAGTGCTATCCCCGTCTTGACAGTTTTTCGTTGTTTGGATGGAATGACTGTATCTACGGTTGAGTATAAATCCCAACCAGCATCATTGACGTTAGCTCTTGTAGGCATCTTGGCATTATTTTCAAGTAGCTTAACGCTTATCATAGATTATATCCTTCCAAGTCAATATCTTCAAGATCATTCTTACTTGCACCAATTTTATATGAAGTAATTTCATGTTCTTGTGGTGCAACTTGTACTGCTTCGCTATTCATCCACGGATCAGTCCACCCAGCAATTGGATTTTTACATTTTTCGTATGGTAGATCTATATTTTTTCTTCTTGTCATACAAAGCCAATCTACATACTGAGCCATAACTTTTTCATTAAGCCCAATAATAGAACCATCTTTGAAGAGATACTCTGACCAAGCTTTTTCTTCTGCCGCTGCTGATTCAAACATCTTTATAGCATCTTCTTGGCATTCTTCTACTATTTTAGTAAATCCCTCTTCTGGTACTGTATGTAAAATCTTAAGAATTTCTTGGGTATTATATAGATGCAAAGCTTCATCTCTTTTGATGAGCTTAATTATATCAGCATTCCCAATCATTTTCTTATTCTCTGCAAAAGCAAAAGCGCAGATAAATGAAACATAAAAACGAACAGATTCAAGTATATTTACACTAACTAGCGTTAAGTATATTTGTTTCTTGAGATCTTTTACTGTTCCAGACTTCTTCAAGTCTCTTAAAGTGTTATATTCCTTGATGGCGACATTTGCTCGTTTTAAAATCTCTTTGTCTGTAAGGCAACTATCCAAAATATCACTTGGGTTGCTATACACGTTTTTAATAATATACGTGTAGCTATAACTATGGATTTGTTCAAAAAATTGCCAGACATTCATACATGCTTCTAGTTCTGGATTAGAAACATATTCTAGTAGCGTTGGAACTCCACGACAAATAACACTATCCATCATAGTTTGATATTTCAAATTAGACGTAAAGATGAAACGTTCATTCTCTGACATTATATCGTCATTCTTAAAATCGTTTCTATCCTTTTTCAATTCAATTTCTTCTGGCCTCCAAAAAAATTCCATTTGTTTCTTAAAGAGATCAAAGAATACTGGATATTTAAACTTATCATATCTTTGCAAAGACAGGTCTTCTCCTAGAAATAGGGGTTGTGAAAGATAATCTACGTTAGTTTTATTCAAAATTGTTTTCATATATTTTCTCTACTAATCTTTAAGAGGACCATTTACAACCCAAGCGTCACACGTTCTACTACCAGCGCATTTAAAATCGAATAATTCACAATAACCTAAATCTGCTAAATTAATAATTTTTTTAGCGTCTTCCATTTCTGATGCTAATCCTTTTTGAATACAATTTATCATTTTTTCTTTTATTATAAAAGCTGCACAATTAGAGCATCTCATTGTTTTAGCTTGATCAACTGAAGTTTTAAACTGATTAGCTTTTTTCTTCCAGTATTTCTCATCATCATTATTTGGATTAGCTGGACCATAATTTGCTACATCAATAGCGGTTTGTCTATTTTTTAGATTTACCTTAATGTCCTGAGTTGCTGGCGGGCATTCTATTTTAGCATCAACTTTATAGATAAGATCGGATTTTTTCATACTATATTCCTCATATTGAACAAGATCCAGATTCACAACCGGAGGATTTTTCTGTTTGACCATCGCCATCTGGAGTATTGCAGTAATAAAAGTTCTTTACACCATATTTATACCCATAAATTTGGTCTTTGATTAAAACACTCAAGGGTATATTACCATCTGGAAAGTGAGCATAGTTATAGTATAAATTCACACTAATACTCATATCTACGAATTTCTGTAAAATTGCACAGATATTAAGTATAGCTTTGTTGTCTTCCATTTCCCAAGCTAGCGTATAGTAGTTTTTGCGTGACGCATAGTTTGGCACCAATTGCTTTAAAACGCCATTCTTAGCCTTCTTGTAAGAAAGTAGGCTTCTGACAGGTTCAATTCCGTTAGTGCTGTTCTGGATGACGCTAGAGGACTCACAGGGCATAATAGCTGTAAGGGTGGAATGTCTTAGCCCGTACTGTTTAATTCTGGCCCTAAGACCTTCCCAATCCATATGGTACTCTGGCTTAACCAGTTCGTCAACTGTTTTTTTGTACCAATCTAGTGGTAACAGCCCCTTGGAATATTTTGTTTCATTAAACTTGCTACAAGGCCCAAGCTCTGCTGCCAAGCGACATGACTCATTTAGTAAATTCCACTGAATTTTTTCAATCATAGAATGTACTAACGGTAGTGTTTCTGGGTCATTATACTTAAGCTTGTGCTTGGCTAGATAACCCGCTAGGTTGGTGACTCCAATACCTAACGATCTACGGTTTTTTGTAAAATTTTCCCCAGCAGCAACTGGATAGTCTTGGTAATCTATAACTGACTCTAAAGTTCTTACTGCAATCCTACAAGCACTAGCGATATCGTCATCATTATCTAGCTCTGTTAGGTTTAGTGCTGATAGGATACAAATTCCAATTTCGCCCTCTTTATCATCGATAGACTTTATTGGCTTAGTTGGATGAATGATCTCTTGACATAGATTGCTCATATAAACTGGCACATCCCATGATCCATGCTCATTAGCATTGTCAATGTTCATAACATAAATGCGTCCAGTTTCTAGTCTTTCTTTTGTGAAAATTTCAGCTAGTTTTCTAGCATTAATTTTCTTTTTCATCTTGATGGTTCTGGCACTCTCATATTTCTCATACAGTTTCTTGAAATCTTCATTATTATTCATAGAACTATACAAGCCACAGGTTTCTTCTGGGCTAAATAGAGTGATATCTTCATTCTTAATAAGTCGTTCGTAAAATAATTTATTAAACTGAACAGAGTAGTCTAACTTACGAACTCTATTATCGTCGGTGCCAGCGTTATTCTTTAAGCAAATAATATCTTCTATTTCATAGTGCCAGAAAGGAACATGCACAGTCGCTGAACCGCCCCTAATACCGTTTTGACTTGTGGCTTTTACAGTAGATTCGAAAATCTTAAGGTAGGGAATAAGTCCAGTATGTATAACTTCTCCACCGCGAATACTAGAATTGATTGGGCGAATTCGACCAATATTCAAACCAATGCCTGCACGACGAGCAGTATATTTACCAACAGCGTGAATACTAGCAAAAATAGAATCTAAATCGTCTTCAACGTCTACTAATACGCAGCTAGCGAACTGTTTGATTTTAGTTCTTACGCCAGCCATTATTGGTGTAGGAAGATTAATTTTAAATGTAGAGAAGCATTCGTAGGCATCCTTAACTTCGTCAACAACATTGAATAAAGCCATAGCTATAGCCATGTATGCAAACTGTGGGGTTTCATACATCTCCCCCGTTGCTCTGTTCTTAACGAGATATTTATCTATCATTTGCTGTAAACCAGCATATGTGTATAGATAGTCTCTATCGTGATCAATGCAGGATTCTATCTCTTTAATATCTTCCTTTGACCACTTCTCAAACAATGCAGGATCATAAATCCCTTTTTCAATGTTTGACTTAATATGGGCAGATAAAGAGGGAGGACTGTCGTACTTCTCCCACAAGTCTTTACGTAAAGACATATTTAATAATCTAGAAGCGACGTATTGATAGTTTGGCTTTGCGGGCGAAGTTAGATCATTCGCTGACTTGACTAGAATTTGGTGAATTTCTTGAGTGGCTATACCATCTCTAAGAGAGAGCTTGGCATTCATTTCTATATCTGACCAAGAAACATTATTTATGTCCTTGATCGCCCACTCTACCACCTTGTGAATTTTTTCTACATTGTACTTCTCGACACTTCCATTCCTTTTCTGAACTTGCATATTATCCCTATCGTTTTTGTTAAATCGTGTAAGATTGATTAATTAAACCAGTGGTTCAATATTTTTGTAACTATCCAACCAATTATCACTGGCAAAACAAAGTTTAAGAGTATAACGCTTAAGATAACAAAGCCACACTCAATTTCTTTGTCATTTTTTATATTCTCATATATGAAATTATAGCACTGTTTTCTTAGCTTTCTTTTATCTCTTTCTGAGTAAGTCACTGGTTCTGTTTGAGAAGCACTGACTATTGTAGCCCATTCGCTACCATATTGCAAGCATCTTTGAGCAATTTTTTTTCTTTCTGGGTCGCCATACTCAGACTCGATTTCTTTAGAAATCATTTCGTAGGCCATATTGTTTGAATCACCAAATTTCATTGTGCCATTGTAATCAAATTTAATATCTGGGAAAAACTTGATTTTAATTACGCCACCCGTTTCCCCTAAGTGAACTCCAAGTATGCTCAAGTTGAATTTGATTAATTTTTCAACGGTAGCAGTTGGTAAGTTTTTAGTGTTTAAGAAATCTATACTGATACCTTCTTTTAGGTTTGCTATAGATACGCCAACTGGAGAAGGACATTTAAAAGATATGGCGCTGGTTTTATATCCAGTGTCTGAGAAAATTGACGTTATTATATCTTTTATTTTGCTTATGTCATAGCTCATATTATTACTCTTTTTGTAGTAAAGACCAAGACAGTCCCATGAAGTGTTCGCTAATCTTATCTTTTTCTGCCTGTGTTAGATCATGATTATCGTCTGAAACAAGTTTTGATATTAGTTTAATGATAGCATCGCCTAGTCCTTTGTATTTACCAACCAGTTCTTCTTTAAAAAAGGTTTTACCGGCTAAAGTGTACACATCATTTACTTGCTGTAAATTTGTTTCATATCCCTTAACCTTTGTAGCAAATTCATAATTGAAGATTGCTATTTTAGCCCTGTCTGATGGGTCTGTAACGACAGATGATAAACCTTTAACAGAGTCTATAACTTCTTGACTTGGCTTATCTACATTTAATATTACTACTGGTTCTGGATGTGGAGGAGTTGGTACTGGAATATATTTAAGAAAATCTAATCCAAAAATACCGTAAGCAATTAGTAGTGCTGCAATTATTTTTTTAACCATTTTATTCTACCTTTGCTACTGGAACCGGAGTAATTGTAGTTTCAGTTCTGTTTAAAAGTGGGAAAACTTCGTCTAGCTTTTCTGTAGCAGAATCTAGTTTAGCGTCTACGCATTCGGCACGTAGTTTATACCACAGATCAATAATGTGTAAAAATTGATCACCATTATCTACGGACTCGGTTTCTTTTTCTACTACTGGCTTTTTCTTGAGTAACATCTTGGCTAAAAGGTAATTAAAATCTACCCAATAGAATGATGCTACCAATAATAGGCCAGTAACAATTGCTAAAATCCTAAGAACAACTTCAATATTCATTTTAATCTCCTAAATTATTTCTGTGATTTACTGTGAAATGGACAGGCTGTTTTGTGTCCATCTCCTTGGACAATAATCCCGGTTCCTTTGCAAACACATTTTGCTGGGTCTGGATCTGGACCCACAATATTGTCCGGTTTTGGAGCGACTACAAATACTTTTGCTTCTGCTTCGTTAAAAGCAACTTTTGCTTCTTGCTTCCAATCGTCAATATAAGATGCATACATATCTGTTATCTCTCCCGTAGGAAGAGATTTACAAACAACGCTATTGCACCCACAAAAAACCAATAAACAAATTGCTAAATAATTTCTCATGGGGTTCCACCGTTAACGCTGTTATAATAGTTAATATTATCGAATCTGCTAGTGTATTTTGTTTCTAACTGATTATATGTGAAACTACCTTGAAATGTCGCTGCTATAGCTTTATAAGCGCCCGTTGGTGGGCAATATACTACGCAAGAACCGTTGCTTATTGTTTCATTACTTGTTACAGTGTTTCTTACTACGTCTACTGTTGTTATTGCCATAATTTACTCCTTAGTTTGTTTGAAGAGATTCCCATAGGGCCATATCATTAGAATATATTTGTTTGACTATATTTTCTTGTTCTAATGTTAATATTGGCTTATTATTTTGTTCGGTTGGGTCTACTTGTTCAAGTGGGGCGGTAATACCTAACCAATCAGCACATTCTTGCAGTTGAGTTTCAAATAAGAATATTCTAACCCATTGACCCTGTGGGAGTGGCTTATAAAATGAATTAGTTAAATGTTGTTCTATAGATATTTGTGGTCTATGAGCGCACGTTGAACGAAATCTTTCTACTGGATTTCTTAGTATGATAGCTAAATCTGTTTGACCCACAAAAGCTTCATACGATGGAAGATAATTTGCTGGGTGTGGGGAACCTTGAGCAGAATTATATTCAGCTAATTTATCTGGCCAAAATGATTCTAAAGCTGCTAAAGCCATCGAATGACTAGCAGATCGTGGTGTTAGCAACATAGCTTTACCAGAAGGTGTTCTTAAAATTTCGCCCATTATAAATACCTTTACGAGAAATACAAGACCACTGCACCATTACCGCCCGCCTCTCCCCACGTTCCACCGCCAATGGTATCCATACAACCGCCACCGCCAATACCGGGGGATACATGGCCGTATTTATTACCAGCACTTCCTGCCCCAAAAGATCCAGCCCCGCCGCAAGTTTCTGTGGTAGACATTCCAGCTAGAGTAAGTGCAGCCTTTAATCCACTTATATCTGTCATGATTCTACGTTTGCATGTTCCAGTAGAAACTCCGTTGCCGCCAACAGCGCCTCCGTAATTATCACCGTCTGTGTAATAAGTGCCGACACCAGCCCCGCCAGTAGCGCCACCATCACCGCCAGAGAACGAGCCGCCCGTTCGTACAAGGCCCGCAGCGCCCGTGGAACCTTGGCTACCGCCCTGTCCGGTTATCGTAACGCCGCCATATGTCACCGTTGTGTTTCCACCCTGACCAGACGTTGACGCACTACCCGAAGAAGGGCCACCAGCACCTATGGACATAGTTACAGAACTGCCACCAGTGACACTCCACGTTTTGTAAGCACAACCGCCAGCACCACCGGTTAACATATTGCCGTTTGAACCACCGCCACCAACCGCCCAAGCTTTCATACTAGTGAATCCGGCAGGAACTGTAAAGCTTGTTTCTCCCTTAGTTAAAACTACAGCAAAGGGACTAGTTCCTTGAGAGTCTGGGAATGCTGCTGTTGGAACTGTTATTGTTGAACCAGTATATCCACGATTTGATCCACAGGTCCAGCGGAAATCGTCTACGTATCCCACAATACTATTAACAAACGTTTGAAAACCTATTCTTATTGATGTTGGGTCTACGAGATGTGCGGTGCGATCAGTTTGAGTATTAATGAGTGTGCCATTAATATACAAACGGTTTGTGCTATCAGTTCTAGAAATTGCAATATGCTGCCATTGATTTGCTGTGGGTGTTGCTCCCGTGAAGACAACAGTGTTTGAAACCCCCAATGTTAAACTATTTGATGAAGATATATTCCACCCTAAACGAAAATAGGTTCCTATGGTTGGTCCTGATATAACCCCAGCCGCCGTGCTAGAACCATAAGATGTTAAATACTGCCACCATTCTATAGTAAAATTATCACTCATATAAAATGCGTTAGCATTACTGGATATTGAGAAATAACTACTATTTGATGGCAAATAAAGACTTCCAGATCCAAAATATTTTTCTGATGTGCTTATAGCTGCGGAACCTCCACCAACAGTTATTGTTCGACCATATCTAGAAGAGTCTACTAGGGAATCTCCATGTAGTAATAGTTCAACCTCTGAGAAATAGTTTTCTCCACCAGATGGCGCAGCCGTTGTCGTGGTCGTGGTAGTGGTGGTCGTTGTAGTAGTAGTGGTGGTGGTGGTGGTGGTGGTCGTTGTAGTGGTTGGCGCAGCCGTTGTCGTAGTAGTGGTAGTGGTAGTGGTAGTGGTAGTGGTAGTGGTAGTTGGTGCTACCGTGGTTGTAGTGGTTGTCGTGGTAGTTGGCGCGAGCGTGGTGGTTGTGGTGGTTGTGGTTGTGGTTGTGGTGGTTGGCGCAAGCGTGGTGGTAGTGGTTGTAGTAGTTGTTGTGGTTGGTGCTGCCGTTGTGGTAGTGGTGGTCGTTGTAGTGGTAGTGGTGGTCGTAGTGGGTACTGCCGTTGTGGTAGTTGTGCCAGAAGTATATACTAAAGAACTACCAACATACGCTGTTGATATTTGCATATTACCAAGATATAATCCGGTAATGTCAGTAGCTCCAATTTTTATAGACATACTACTACTTTATAAGATATAGTGTTTTGGGGTCTTTTGTGCCTAAGCTATTATAATCAGATGAGCTTAAAGATACAATGTTATACACGCCAGAAGCGTTTGTAATTCCACTTATATTACTAATTACAGTATTTGGTAGATTTGTCCATGATGTTGAATTATCACCAATTTTTATAATCTTAGTGTCTGTAGCAAAAGATGGTTCGCCAGACCCTAGAATTGTATTTTTAGCTACGAACTGTGATTCTGTTCCTTGTCTTAATTGTATGTTTGGTTTTTTAGTAGCCATATTTTATCCTTATGTTGTTATTGTAATTTCTGAGGGTGTTCCATAAACTCCAGAATAACCAAATGATATACGGAATATTCTAGAAATACCTGCTTCTCTAGGATCTGGTACTGTTACTGGTGGTACAATGCGTCGTAGTTTGTTGAATTTAAATATTTGTATGGCATTATCATTAGGGAACCATTTATAACTTGTCCAGTTTCTATTATAAGAACATGGGCTAGTTGGAGTATTTTTATAAGTTCCCGGCTCGCAGCCAGTAACACTCTCTTTAAAAGGAGTCCATTGATTGTTATAAGTATTGAAATATTCTACTTTTACACTATCTGGCGATACAGTTTTAGTATATGGTATCGTTGCTACATCCCAATGAAAAGAATGCGTTTCTCGTTGACCCCAAGAAAAATTTGACAATATTGGTGGTGGAGGAAGGGTAGCGGTTGTTGTGGTGGTGGTTGTAGTTGTTGGTCTTAAAGTTGTAGTTGTTGGCCTTAAAGTTGTAGTTGTGGGTGTTAAAGTTGTAGTTATAACAGATCCTGTAATTGATTGAGAAGTTGTTCCTATTCTCCAATATTTTTTACCACCCTCGGTAATTGTTAAAGGTAGATCTATTAAGTCATTTTCTGGATCTGGTAGTACTACTGGTTTTGTTATATACTGCCAAGTTGATGGGTTAGAAAAATTAAGATTTCCATTCCATTGAGATACATTTAATGTTTGTGCTACCCTATCTATTCTACAAAACCAACCAGCCGTTGCTCCTGCGTCAGTTGTTCCTAAAAATAATAATCCGACTATTTTTCTTACACCGCCGGGAAGTAGTGCTATAACAGCACTTCCAGAATCTCCACCAACTGAAACACCATCAGAACCATCAGCATATTCGAATTTGACAAGATCATTATAGTATATGTATTTTCTCTGTCCACCTCTCCAAAAATCAAAATCTCCGCCCAACCAAGGAATTAATTGTTGAATATAGTCATTATCATAAGGAAGGCATCTTTCTGCGGCAATATATGCACTAGAATTTATTTCAGTAGCAATTATTCCACAGTCTACATTTTTTGCTCCTGTAGTTCTTGAACTAATTGCTAGCGGACAGTCATTTGAAATTAAACTATTTATTTCCGAGGTTGTGGCAAATGGTAGCGGTCCTGTTTCATTAAATCCAAGCATACCAAAAGATGCAGAGGTTGCTTTGCCAGCATCTATACTAATTACTGCTGCGTCAATATAATTTGGAATACTATCAAAATAGATATTATTAAAATTTGACGAAGCATATCTTTTAACGGTTCCAATTTTATTTATTAACTGGTTTGATGGTAGCGAGGTCACGGACCCATTATATGGTTCATAGAGTGCTGGCTGAATAATTGGATCCCCAGAAGAATTAAAACTGTATATAGATAGTTGATCTTCTGGTTCAACGTAACATTCGCAAACAACATGGGAATTAGTTAATCCAACAACTTTGCCATCTTCATTATCTATTGCTAAACATCCTAGTGTTCCAAGATATTCTGATAATCCACTTTGTTCTGTAATAGATATTCCACCAACCAGTGGCCTAACACTAACTCTATGAAGATTTTGTTCTGCTGTAGCATTAGTTCCAGTTCCATATCCATCAATAATTTTTTGTCCCTGCACCCAATCTTTACATCCAACTCTAATAGCTCTACCACATCTAACAACATCTGATATTATATTTTGATTGTTTATATTAATATTTTGTGGAATAATTTCTTCTTCTGACAATTCTGATAGTGGTTTTTTTTCTTGTACAGAAAAAATAATACTTAACTGATCTAATCGCTCCCCGTTTTTAATTTTTTTACCAATACCAATTCCAGTGATATTTGGATTTGTTTTCAAATATTGGTTGCATATTTGCTCGTATGTATTTTGATTTTCTGGTAATATCATAATTTTTCCAATTATAACAAAATTAAAGTGGGTAATGTACGTATATTGAGTTTTGTGTCAAGTTGATGATTCCGTTACCAGTAGATATATTTTGGCTACAAGGTTGCGGAAGTCTATTACTTTGGGTAGCAAAATTGTAATATGTATTACTAATAGGATTATAATAAGCTGCTTTATGCCATTCATTTAGTGTTGGAATAGCTGCTATTTCAGCACTTTGTCTGGTTATACGATATGTTAATTCTTCGTTGCGTCTTAAATCATATGCCCCATTTTCTGTATCCGCATTGCCTTTTCCATTGTGTATCCAATTACAATATCTTGCAGCATGAGTCCAGTTCAAACTATAAACAGGTTTATTTAAATGGTATGGATTAACATAATATCTATTACCAACTCCTCTACCATTATCGTGTAATAAATAATTACCGTGAGGTACTCTAAGCCCAGTATCCGAATTACTTTCTGTTGGAACAATAAAGTTTGAACCAGACTGTTGCATTCCTATTATACAATATCTTAAATTAAAAAAGTGAATCCCATTTGGGTCAACCAAATTTAGATATGTAACAAATTCTGAATATGTGACAGGCACTTTTTTAATCCAATATTCATAACCTACTGACCCTATTCTATTTAAAGGGTTCGTTGACTGTGCGCGATTATTTAAATAATATGAAACCCTAGTATTAGAGAATCCGCCGTCAATAACTGTGCCGTATATATTACCATTGCTGGATATTGGGTTAATAAATGGATCTGGTGGATTTGATATATTTCCAACTTTACACCATGAACTTAATTCATTGCTTGGAGGTTCAGTATTTCTAACTAATCTTAATCCAAAATAATCATTGCCTAAAGGATTTGATAAATTAATTGTGTTACCTATTGGCTTAATTGGAATTACCCCCTTTGGTATTCTATTAAAGTAGATATAATCCTTTTCGCCAAAACTGCCAACGCTAACTCTTTCGAATCCATTTTCTGAGAAAACATCCCCGCCAAGTGCAATTCTGGTCTGATCAGGATTATTAATGCTTTCTGGACCATTATTAAAATCTTCTATCAATTCATAAACATTACCGTCTTGATCATAGGTTCCATAATAACTTGGATTGCTACCAGTACCGACATTTATCGTTCCAGTATCTAATGTTGACGTTGAGTTATACGAGGGATGTGTATAGGTTAAGGTTCTTCTTCCATATGCGGCGAATGTGATAGCTCTATTTGGTATAGCTGTTGTAGTTGTTGTTGTGGGACCAGAAGTAGTGGTTGTTGTGGGACCAGAAGTAGTGGTTGTTGTGGGGCCAGAAGTAGTTGTTGTTGTGGGGCCAGAAGTAGTTGTTGTTGTGGGGCCAGAAGTAGTTGTTGTTGTGGGACCAGAAGTAGTGGTTGTTGTGGGGCCAGAAGTAGTTGTTGTTGTTGATACAGATGGATCTAAAATAGTTGGACCATCAATAATATCACTAAATTCATCCATTAAAATAATTGTTGCATTTATTACTAACGAAGCTTCTTCAAAAGGAATATCTTTTGAATTACCATTTACTAAAACTATTGTTATTTCATTATCTGCGCTAACATAAGAATACGCTATAACCATTCCATCGTAAAAAGATCTTGATGGTGAAGCTATTATAGAATATCTTTTTGATTCTAAAACATCTGGAGCATCAAGTATTAAACGAAAACTTGAGTGTGCTGCTATAAATGGCGTTGCATTTAAAAAATAGGAATATTTTATTAGATTAGAATTTCCACCAGTTCCACCAATTGATAATAGATCATTCCAAGGAGTTACACCGTCTCCAATTTTTAATATATTGTCATCAATAGTAAATGCTGGCTCACCATCTTTTAAAATAGGATTTACTTGATTAAAATCTGTATTTGAACCACGGCGAATTTGTATGTTTTCGTATGAAGTAGTCACAAACTATCCTTAATTTGAATAAATATTGAAATGTTTTTCAAAATATTTCGTTAATAGTCCAATTTACTTTTCTGGCTGGAAAACCGTCTACATCACTAAATACCCAAGAACCATTAGCAGCTAACATTTCTTCTGCATCACCTTGTCTAATCCAAAAACTTCCATCGGGTTGATCATGACGTTTATCACCGCCATTCCAAACACCCCAAGAATTTTGCACCAAAAATAATGTTTCATTATATATTTCGCGTGTATCGTCCATTCCTACCCATGCCATCGCATGGCCCCAATTTCCACTTCTTTTTGCTATACCATGTTTATCTCTACGAGAAGAGTAACCAGAATTACTACACACGGAAATAGAATATCCATTGGCTAAAGCATCTCTTGCTTGATCTGTTGTGTTAATCAAACTAATAGTTTTAACTTGATGTTTTTGTGCCGCTTTAATAATATCTTCTGGAATTCCTCTAGAACCCCACTTTGTACCAATAGTACTATCATAAACCGAAAGATCAATCTCGCCATATTTTTGTCTTAGTAAGATACCGCCATTTTTATTTACGAATCGTGCAGCTTCTGAGCATGACATTCCTTGACCGCCATGACCCCTACAACCATAAATGCCTTCTGTAGCACCGCGAGTTATGAAATCTTCATGCTGACCACCTATTATTTCATGGCAGCGTGTAATATCTACACTATTTCTTGTAGCATGGCTCACGCAATCTCCAGTAGTTTGTCGTTCTGATCTACCAAAATCGGGATCAAATTTCTGAATACTCTTAAATAAAAGAGCAAGTTTGCCTTTGCCGCTTCCAGTTAAATCATAGGCTGCGGCTCCAAACAAAGGATGTGGCAATTCCCCTAAGAGTTTTGACACATCCTCTGGGTCGCACCATGAGCCTTGTAAGCCATTTTTATAAGCTTGTAAAAGCTCATTTGGAGTTTTAAACATCGGATTATTCCTTTACTTTACGTTATTCTTGGCCCATTTTACTGCTGAATCTAACACCATAGCTACTACTGGAACAAATAAAGCAATACTAGGACCAAGATCTAGTTTGACTAGATTTTCTCCAACGTAGGTTAATACTGCGGCTAAACCAACTAGCACAGCATTTTTTGCTAGAGCTATAACATCATTCTTATCTAACTGATAACTTCTTGAAGTTAACATTTTTATACCTCTTTGATTTCTGAAACACTTACTAAAAAACCCCCATGCTCATGATCGTTAATCTTATAAGGAAAACCGATCATTTGTACGAATTTGCCGTCACAGTTTTTACTAATTCTCATAAATTTCCTACTCATATCTAAGCAAGATTGAAATTCTGCGAGAAAATCTTCTCTTTCATTTTCGTCTATATATGAAATCCAATCATACCCTTCGGCATTTTGTAATTTATTAGATGTTAATTTGCAGAAATTTTCATTTGCCCATGTAATGCGCCCTTTATTATCAGTTTCAAATAGTGATACTAAACTATAATGTAGGGCAGCTTTTGTGCGTTGTTCTATAATCTTTTGCCTTGTTTCCATCCTGTGACAAGTTGTTCTTAAATCAATTACGGCATCTTTTAAACTATTTCCTCCATTTGTAGTAAGTTCCTTCTTAATATCTTTAATAGCTCTAGCCACTGACTCTTGACCATTCATGAGTTTAATAATAGGTCTAACAGCTTTGACCCACACCAAACTTAAGAAAGTACCAAAGCCGCCAAGCAAGCTTATGATTAGAGTTATTGACTCTGGATTTTTAAAATCTATCATGATTTCTCCAAAGTTATGTTATATACAGCGGGTACTTCTTTTAAAAAGCACCCGCTATATTTAACTAGATACTACTAAATATTAAGATTCGAAAGAGTTCTTAGCTTTGTAAGATACGCTTACTGCCTTGACTGCACCAAACATATAGGTAAGATTACCGGGAACTGCACGGCTTACTGCTGCGGCGGCATCTATTGCCGATGTAATACCGTCTGCCTGTACATAGGCTACAGATGAACCTGCACCACTTCCCTTTGTTCTGCCGGGAACCACATTGCCATTTGGTACTGCGAGAATATTATACGAAGCTGTTGCATATGTGCCAAGTTGACGAGTTGTGACCCGTTTGTTAATTGTCACATTTGTTGCACCGCCGGGAATAGTTAGTAGAGTTGAAGAATCATTATTAATCTTAGAAGCGTTGTCGCCAGCGCCTCTGATAATAAAATTAGTATCGCCAGCGGCACGGTTTGGAAAATAGGCTAAACCACCTGTGCCACTCTTTGCTGTCTTTACGCCGTGAGGGTCGCTAGAACCACCACCAACGGCATTGTCAGCAACTACCAATGAACCATAAGCTTTATTTGCTGAAGCGTTGATGGAAGTTAACTGTAGGCTGGAAACCGACACCTTACCACTTGTGTCAACATTGCCAGCTTGGACTATTGTACCGCCATTATTCTTTTGAGCGTTAGCACTAATTGCTTTTGTAGAGGCCATAGATATTTCTCCTGTAAAATGAGTGTATTTTAATATCCATGTCCTTGTATAGTCCAATTCCTATTTATTTATACACGATTATGCAAATTTCTTGCTAATGTTTTTGATAATCTTGTGTACTTTTCGCCTTGTGCTTTCACGATTTGTGTTATATTTTTGAGACATTTCAGCAATTGTCATGTTGCTAGCCTTGTCTATAAATATCTGCTTTTCCTCGTCGTTAAGCTCATCGAATATGTCTATCATGAGGAATGGGTCTTTTTCGCTAGAAATATTATCATGCAACTTGCCACCAAACCTCTGAAACTTGTTCTTAAACTTGATCTCTTTCATGCACTCAATAAATACCCCGTTAAACAAATATGTGGTGAATTTAGCTGCTTTATTGGGATCATGATTAACGAAAGCCTTCCAAAGAGCATTAATTTGACAGGTATAGATAGTATCATTATCTAACTGTCCTCTAAACCTCTTAGAAGCCCGATTCATTATCTTTAGTATGTTATCATCCTTAAGAGCCTCTTCAATTTTATCATTCAAACTCAACGCATTGGACATATCAATCTCCTTTAATAATTTGTTCTTCAATTGTATTTCTAACTTCTGTAAAATCAAACATTTGGCCTACGCCAATAAAAAATCTATATCTGCTACAAATCTTCAGTAATTCTACGCCGGGGATTTGGTTGAGCTTATCTTTAATCTTAGGAGTAATATCGAAATTAGTATGACCAATCCAACAATCAAAACTAGATAGCATAGCTACATCGTCTATTAATTGACTAGTCAATGGAACTAATGGATTAATACTTGGGCTTGTTATTGCGTCACCTTCCTCATCGTCTAATTCTTCATCTTCTACATAGCTTTGCATACTCTGCATAGCTAAATTCTGAAAAATGGTAGTCAATAAGGGTGATGATAGTTGTTTTTCGATAAAATCTTCATATTTCTGCCAACCTATTTTCTTAGTAAATTTTTGCATCCAGCTACTCCTTTGCTAATCATAGCATGTCGGAAGGTTTAATGCAAGGCTCGTCCTTTATGCTTTCCTTGTGATAATTTGCTATTTTATATCTTGCCTGTTGACTTATATGGGTAAAGATAGTAAGTAAAACTTCTTCTTGCTGATCTTTGATTAATCCCTGTTTCAGCATGTTGATTGTCTCTATGTAGATGCTCTCGTTAGAGAGCGTGTCTAGAAGCTTACACAGAGCGTCTATAGCGTCTGCGCTGTAGTCTTCAAGGCCGATATCAATGATGGGCTTATGATCAGCCCCTATATAATAGGTTATAGATGCTAATGGCAACTTGTCTATTTCACCAAGGTGCTTATGCTCAATAACAAGATCTGGTTCTAATTTAGGTTTTTTGAAGAAATTAAACATTAGATAGCACCAACCTCGCTGAATGATCCCAATTATAATATTCACCAGTTTTAATACCCTCTAGATTTGGGGTTAGATTTTGAGCCTGTTTCATGAGGTGGATATCTCTTAAATGATTTACAAATTGATCTATAGCGTTATTGTCAATTTTGGCCCAATTACCACACTTACCATGAAACCACTTGCCGTCGTATGCAAGTTCCGACTTTTCAATATCGACTAGCTTGGAGTTGTTTCTTGTACAAAATTCTGTATGGGCTGAATAATTCGTTGTTATAACGTGCTTTCCGCAGGCCATCATTTCTAATAGCTCTAAATTCCAGCCCTCTGCTCTAGATGGAAATACTCCACAATCTGAATTGCTCATGATATTATACACTTCTTCCTGAGTTTGCTGACGGGGAAATATCTTGATTTTATCCCCCAATTTAGACTTAGTATATAGATCTTGCCACTCTTTTTGCTCATTTGGGCTTAAGAATGGATTCTCACAAAGCATCCATAATTCTACGTTGTCAGATGGTTCAAACGCCATGTTAAATATCTTATATAGAATGTCGTGACCTTTTCTAACTTCCCACTTACCACAATTTAAGAATATGGTTTTCCCAGAATTGTCTGTAGTATTACTTTGAAATATTTTCTTATCAATACCTAGAGGTATAACATGTACATCATTTGAATTAATATCAATATTAGACAATACAACATTTTTAGCCCATTGTGAACATACAAATATTGAATCTAATGAATTAAGATGGTGTTTTTCTAGGTCATTAAATTTATCCAACTCAAAGATGGGGAAACCGATTCTTTTGCCTCTACCAGCGAACTGAGTCATGTCATTCTGGTGCCATATCTTAATACAGGGCGCATCAAAGTCCAAATAATTTCTATTTTGTAAACATGTTGAAATTAGATCAGCGTCATCTTGATTTGTTACTTGTGGTTGACCAAGTACCCATAAGCAAACAGGAGTTTGTTTGGCTAAAGACTTTACTAGGTTTAAAGATGTTATGCCATATCCAAGTTGATTGATTGGGCTAACTACGTTAATCATTCTTCACCTATTGAATATTTATGAGGACAGTATGAAACAATCATACTAGGATCAATTAGTATTTTCCATCCTTCTTTTTTCATTTTTCGATGCATTACTATATGTTCGGAATCTACAAATCCTTCTAACCATTTTTTGGTTTCATAAGTTTTGTTTTTAAACGCCTGGGTTTTATATATTGCCATTCCACCAAAATTAGAATCTACCTCAATTGGCTCATCTCCACGCTGAACTTTGATATGATTAAACATCGGGGTACTCATCATATGAAGACCTATATTCCATCCTAAAGGTCTAAAGGCAAAAGAGTCGTACATAATATAATTACTAACTTTATGCTGCTCTAATAAGTCATTGCCGTCCTTTTCTGCTAACACTCCATAGGCAGACACGCAGGCATTTAACGGATCACGTTCCAGTGTAAATATAGCATGTTTTACACCATCGTAAGACCAACCGCCTTTAAGATCCAAGTCTAATATACAAACATAATCAAATTGTGTATCTGAATGTTCAATGTATTGTAGGTATTTGTTTCGACACTCCGACAAGACTATGCACCTATTGTAATGCCACATATCCTCGCCAGATTTTATTTTAGCTTGATAGTCTTGGTCCATTCTTTTCTCAGACAAATACATAAATTGACTAGATCTATTGTCCATTAAAACTTGAGCAGTATTATCTGATGAGTCATTTTCGTATATAAAAATACGATAATCTTTAAATAGACTACCGGTTCTACGCATACAGTCTATATTTCTCTGTAAGTTTTTTTCAACATTACGAGCAATGCCACAAAATAAAATAGTTTTTGTTGAAGCTATCTTTGCTCCTTGATCTACGCAGTGATTATATATTCCTTGATTTTTTGGTACAAATAAATACTCTGGGAAGTCCGTGTTCATGAAAAGAAAATCCACCTTCCTAAATGTTCTATATCTGTTGAATTATTAATGTTATGGAGATATGCTATCAAGTCTTCTGAATTACCAAAGATATGTTCATGAGGTAACATAAAAAATAGCCAGTTGGGGGCTTTTGATTTACCCTGCTCACACCACACTAATACTGGCTTTTTTTGCCTATTTGCAGTTACAATTTCTTCGTATGTTCCACAAGCGTGAACGTTTAGGTCAATGTGTGCTATTATGAAATCTGATACGTCTACGCATCTTAAATCTGAGCATCTTATAACTGAGTAATACTTTTTGATCTTGTCGTATTGGCCCGTTTCTTTATAATACTCAATCCAATATCTAGATTCATCGTTCTCTAATGCGTTCGCAATAGGTTTTAAACATGGATTAATAACATTAACACCAATCTGCTCTAGAGTTGGCGTAATACTTTCTCTCCAAGTTATTCCGTTGTCAGGTACTCTATCCATAGCACCTACTAGATATGTTTGTGTGTTTTTAAGTCTGCTCATTGAATCCATTTTCGGTACTCCACCATACTTTGTTAAGTCCTAAAGAACGAATAATTAGATCACACCTTTCGCATGGCTTACTGCACCTTAATTGTCCACGCTTATTTAGTCTAACAATAACCATTTTCAAGCTACTGTCAACGTAATGCTTACCCCACAATCTAGAAATTAAATCTGTTTCGGCGTGAAGATAGGGGTATTCATTTTGAAGATTGAATCTTTGGGCAAGAACGAGTGCTTGTGTGTGGGTTTTCTCTGGATTATTTTGACCTATAGCAAGTAGTTTATTCTTTTTGTATCCAAAAGCAAAATGAAAAAATTTGTTTTTAGTATTTCTATTCATTTTTACTTTGGGAAGCAATGTTATTGCTATACCTACAGATTGTTCGATTATATTCATGGTCTTGATAAAACAATATTGAGGAATTCTTGCACCGTTGAAGGCTGGGGCTTATGTGTGCTGAATATAAGCTTTGCACGTTTCTTGGCTAATGTCTTTTTGTAACCTAAAGAAACCATTGTATCTACACAGTCTAGATAAAGTTGTTGTGATTCAAAATTAGCAATTCCATTATCGTTAGATTGCTGATTAACAATGACAGTTGGTGACGATGGCTGTTCATAATAGCCGAGAGTAAATAGATCGTAATTAGTATTAGTAGATCCTCTTTTCTTTGTGTCTGCAAAAGACTGGCCTACAAAGAACGCCATAATTACCATAACTAAAAAAGCAACGTAAACTCCGACTGATGGATCTGGTTGAGGGTTCATGTCTTGTATCCTATAAAGTGCTGCTGGAATGAAGATCATTCTACTACTTCTTTCGTCATTGTCAAGGGATAGACTTGAAAAAAAATGGCCCGACAGCATTACGCCAATCGGGCCATCTTTTCACAAATCATTTAGTAAGATCAGTTCATTCTTTAGTATCGTCTTGCTGTGCAGTATTAGACGGTCCAAGAGAAATTTCGTCTGCCATTACGCATACTGAATTCCTAGTGACACCTTCCTTATCCTGATAGTCATCGATTTTAATCTTTCCTTGAACTCCGACCAAACGACCCTTTGTAAGATGATCCTTGAGAGCATCAGCCATTTTGCCAAAACAAAGAACATTCAAAAACAATGGCTTGTCATCTCGTCTGTCATTAACAGCCATTCTAAACTTAGCCATCGTCGTGCCCTTCTGGGTGACGCTGTGTTCTGCATCCTTTGTCAAACGACCACAACCTAGCCATGTATTAATATTCATACTATCATACCTCCAATGCTGAACGAATTCTACCACGAACTACCTGTGTATTACCACGGTTATGGGTGCCTAGCGTGGCACTATAAATATGGCGAGCCTGCCTACGAGAGATACCCAGAAGCCTTGCAGCAAATTCTGTAGACTCTCTATTGTTTTTAAATAATCCAAACCCAGCCTTATGAGCTAGAGCGGTAATTGGATTAAGGGTGCATCCCTTGAATCGACCACTTTGGATTTCAGCAAAAACCTTATTACCATCAACGTCCCAATGGTACGCACAGGCAACATTTTCCAACTTCTCAAAAAACTGACTATTGTTCATAATAAACTCCTAATAGGTACTAAATTAAATTAATCAACCTCAAACAGAATCGTCGTTTAACTCTTTAAGATTTGTCTCATAATACTGAACGAGCTTTGCAATCTCTTCTTCTATTACTTGCTTCTGAGCATTAATCTCAGCAATCTTACGCTTAACATTTTCTAGATGTGCCGCCGCCATATCTTTAATAGCTTCATAGTTCTTCATAATTTCTCCTTTGGTTTCTATCGTATTATAGCATGTTTGTGCTAGGTGTGCAATTAAAATTTTTGTTCATACGTTATATAATCTAAAACTTGTCTGTGAGTCCATGTCGGTGAATAATTATTATCGGTACTTAACTTAGCTATATCTTCGTAATCTTTTTGTAGTTTGCAAATTAGAGTAGCAACAAAGGTTAGATTATTATTCTTGATGCACTCATTAATTAATTGCAACATATCATCAATGTCTTGTTTATTCTCTTCCATTTTCCCACTCTTCCAGTTGTATGTTAGCTTCATTGAATAACTCTCTTGATATTGAGAAATCAAGCTCCCATCTCATTCTGTCTATTGTGTTCTTATATGAAACCACTCTTTTAATTCCAGACTGAATAATCATACCGGCACATCTTGGGCATGGCATAAAGGGATAAGTATATATTGTACAACCATCCAAAGGACGTTTAGCAAACATTAACGCATTGTTTTCAGCATGAACTATAATTTGATATTTTGAATCGCGGTGATTCAATCTATCGTTATCTTCTATACCTTTTGGGAAGCCATTAAATCCAACAGAAACAATGATGTTTTGATTATCAACTATAACTGACCCAACTTTTGTTGATGGGTCTTTTGACCAAGATGATACCAGTTCCGCTAACTCTAAAAACCTCTTATCCCAATTTGATAAATTCATACCACAATAATCCTAAATTTGCAAATGAATATCCAGCCCACATTAATGAGTGAGAATAATCTCCCTGTATAAAACATGATATTGAGTTTATCATGTATAGAGTTGTTGAGATCATAATACTAATAATTATTGCTGACATTATAAAGTCTTGTCAAAATGAGTCCTATTCACACGAATGAATTCAGCACACTTGGGTAAATCTTTTAAAGAGTCTGCACCGACATAAGCACAGGCACTTCGTATTCCACCTAATATATCTAACATAATATCTGAAGCATGTCCTTTATATGGAACTGATAAAGTTCTACCTTCGCTGGCTCTATAATTCTTAATACCACCATACTTCTCTTGAGCCTTGTGCGAACTCATTCCATAAAATGTTAGTGTCTTTTTTCTTGTCTCTGTACTGTAACCGGGATCAAATGGTTGCCACCATTCTGATTTTGTTGTTCCATCATTATTAACAATCGCACTACGATATTCGTACTCCCATTCGCCTTCACACTCTTCTGCACCGGCAAGCATTCCACCAAGCATCACGAAGTCTGCATTGGCCGCGAAAGCCTTTACAACGTCTGCGGGAGTCCTACAGCCACCATCTGCACAAATCAATCCCATACGCTTGTCTTCGCTCTTTAAACCGTGAGCGGCATGTCCACACTCTATTATAGCTGAAAGTTGGGGATATCCAACGCCAGTTTTTAATCTTGTTGTACAAGCTGAACCGGGACCAATTCCTATTTTAACAATATCAACACCGCCATGAAGAATTAGTTCTTGTACCATTTCTGGGGTACACACATTGCCAGCCATTATGATAGGGCGATTACCAAAAGTCTCTCTAACTTTGCTGCAAAAGTTCACGAAATTATCTGTATAGCCATTGGCCACATCAATACAGATATTAGGAACAGCATCTAGTTGCTGAGATATCTTCGTTAATTTATCTATATCATCACTCTTGATGCCCATACTATACCAAAATGTATTTAAATTAGAGATATTTTCAATGTAGTCTTTTATTTCATAATGTTTGTGTAGGCATGTTATGGCGTTAAACTTCCCAAGAGATTTTGCCATAGAAAATGTTCCAGTGGTATCCATATTTGCAGCAGCTATTGGAAGACCATTCCAGTGCTGATCTGAATGATAAAAAGAATATTGTTTATCAAGCAACACACTGACCCTTGATGCAGCCTGAGATCGGTGTGGAACGAGTAATACATCGTCAAAATCTAATTTAATTTCATTGCTAATTTTCATTGCATAATTCCTTTGGGAAATCTACCGATTAAGAGCAAAACGGGGTGAGTTTCCCCATCCCCGTTATACTCTCAAACATTCAATCACACACTCATCAACTTCTTACTAAGAACAGAATTGATCTTGTCAAGCTTTGCGGTAACTTCAACGACCCATTCACGGTTACGCCTCTTGGTTGCCATATAAGACTTATCCTGCTCTGTCATATGGATGATCTTGTCAAAGACGCTATCAAACTTAGACACAACTTCATAGCGACAAGTGCGAAGCTTTTGAAACTTACAATCCGTAGGAACGCTAACAACATCGCGGGGGTTAACCTTGCAAATCATAAGCTGATTACCACCGTCGTTATCACCATCCTCGTCAAGATTAATACCACCATAAGACTTAGCATAGTCGATAGCCCCAACGTGCAATCCCTTGCCGCAACCATTGTCACGATTACCATCGACTTGGTTACGTGGCACAGAGCATACGCTACCTACCGAGTTGTCAAACGTGCCAGAGTAAATATCCTTAAAATTAGGATTAACAGCCTTATATGCCAAGAAGTGTCCATCCATAGTAATAGGCATATGCTTATTCTCCATGAAGTCGAACAATTCAACGATAGCATGTTCAGAAGGATTCTGGCTCATATTATCAAGGAAGTTAAGCATCGGCTCAAAAGGGAAACCTTGCTTAACCATATCCAGAATTGTGCTGGTGAACATGTTGGGCATCTTAATACCGTCCCAATTCAGAACACCGTTATCACAATTCACATAGCCCTCACAATAAGAATTAAGATGCGACACAATATCGTAGCAAGCTTCGAAATGCTCAACATTATTATTCTTAAGATGATTGACTAACTTACTATAGTTTGGGTGGGCCTTGCTAAAGTTATAAGCCTGACCACTAACCACCGCTGTAACGTTACCGTCGTTTGCAATAATATATTTCATATTCTACTCCTAGTTTAGACCTTTCACAGTGTGTTATTGTTCTCAATGCAGTCGATATAATCGGCCACAAGTTGCTTATCAGTCTCGCCCCAGACGTTGGCGGCGAACTTAAGCATGGGATACTTATTCATTTCCTTATCAAATTCTTTCGAAAACTTGTCAGTGTTGATCTTCACGTTGCTAAAATTGACTGCTTGAACGTTGTGCAGCTTGTCTGCCATACCTTGAATAATATACATGTCGGACGAGATGTTGTCAACCCTCTGCTTGTATTCATTATACTCTGCTGCAATTTGTTTTGCTTTGCAGTTAGTCTTGGTCATATTGAGAATATCAACCCAACGATCATGCCTAACAGCAGACAACGGACTACGAGTATTCACAGTGATGATATCTTCGCGGTGCTTTTCAACGGCATCTGCGAATACAGTCTCAAGCAAATTGCAACCATTAGTCCAGTTGCTTCGCTGTTCCAGTTTACGATTCTTAGCCACTGAGGGCTTGACGATATAAAACGTAGCATCGCTCACAACGTCGCTATAGTTCTGATGAACCCAACTCAGCACATCCTCTAGATACCTAGTATCGATATGTGAGTAGCCGATCTTGATAGTATCTTTCGCTTCGATGAAGTAGTGGGCGTTTTCAAACTTTACGCTCATGTTACACACTTCAAACTTACCCGTTTCTTCATTATAGACTTGAACTTGAACTGCGGGCAAACCATCTGAGCTACCAGAACTTTGACGATTATATTCAACCTTGGGAAGATTAGATGTAAACACAACATCTTCCTTGGTTGCTCCACCCATGATATCGTACAGCTTGCAACTATCAACAGTCTCCCCGTCAGAAAGCTTATAGTAATAGCAACAGCGACTGTCGTAAGCGTCACGCATCATTTGGCGAATTCGACTAACGCCACCGCGATTAAGATCATCAATGACAAACTTGGTATTAGTACCAAAGAACATGTGTTCGGTATTTTTCTTAACCTCAATCTTTTTACGCCACTGAGATTTTTCAAAAATATCGACACTGCAACCCTTGATAGTTACGCTTTCAGCAGCATTGCTATCGAAAAGCTTGGTATCATTCCATGTAAGAGATTTGTGCAGAGATTCAACGGCAGTCTTGATAGAGTGGCATTGATCGCTAACCTGTACATATTTCTTACGTGCCTTGAACAAGGACGGTTGATTCTTAATTTCTTCTTGAATCTTGACCGCAATTTCTTCAGCAACGGTCCTTGCCAGATTAACAATGTTGGTTTTAGTCTCCCTACTATAAGACAGTGATTCACGGCTGGGAGTAATATCAACATCGCCAATCTTAACAAACAACCGCAGACCACTAGAATTCTCAATGAAGTTAACAGTCTTCTTATCAAGATCAGTATTCATAAGTTGATAATGATCAAGGGGGTATGCAATTTGACCCATGATGATCAGATTATCAGAACTATTATCATCGAAGTACCAGTTATTTCCCTCAATAACTTTATCGGGGCTTGAGTAAGAGATAGATTCGCCAATAAAATTGGGGCGAACCTTGAAGAACTCATAAACCTTATGAGCCTCACGAATGAATCGGCTAACGTCACTATCTTGAACACTAATAGAAACCTTGATACCATTAGGTTCAGACGTTTCAAAAGTATCCATTAGAGAGAATACGGGGCTACCATCCTCATTCTTATAGGCAGCATAAAGCCTACGCTTGCCATCAAGGAAAGCCTCGACGGTAAAACTATCAGAATAAGCAAAGGGAGCCTTGCTGCCAAGACCAAGGCAACCAACAGCATCATTACTATTGTTTCGCGTACTACGGAAATATGTTGTATAAAGTTGCATACAGCTATCGTGATCCATACTGGTGCCGTAGTCACGAATAAAGAACGTAGGCTCAAGCTGCGTGGGCAGATGAACATCGAACGGAACGCTGACCTTGCCAGCCTCAACGTGCGAATCGTATGCGTTGGTAGAAAGCTCACGAACAACCGCGAGAATCTTGTTAGAATAAAGACCGTCAGACAAAATGAAAAACGCCTTGGACGAAGCTTCGATGCTGAACTTCGACTCTTCAAAGTTGCCAGACTTCTCAATAACGTTGGTACTAGCGTGAAGTTTCATAATTGCTTTTATCTCCTAAAAGTGCTAAGTGACTGAATGTGCTTTGATTCTACACCATGTATCGGCACTGTCAAGCGGCAGACTTGAAATTTTTTTAGCCATTCTGGTATACGCAAAAAGATATGGGTTCTAAGTCAAAATCACTTATATCCCCATCAACAAACTCTTCCCACTCATAGATGAATTCCTCTAGCGATTGAATATCTTCTTCACAATATCTATAAGATAAATAGTCATCAATATCATCTTCCCAGATTATGATCCCATCGCGTCCAACGTCAATATCCCGCACATCTCTTTTAAAGATTCTGGCACTTAAATACTGTAGTGGGGATGTAGATGGATTTTTAACTGCTCTAATAATATCACTCTCAGACATTTCAAGTTTGATCATTTTTCACCTAAATAAATTTTGTTACATTTTTTCATGATGTAAATCATAGATTAGTTTTACATGTGCAAAAAAATCTTTTTGCGAAAACGTTCTCTTGCTAGAATTACAATCAAAACAACAACTAACAATATTATCTAAATTGTACCCATCGTTATTATCGATTCTGTCTAAACCGTTATATACATAATCTCCACTAGTTTTGCCTTGACCTTTTATTATTCTATGAGGCTCTCTCCCGCAATAATAACATGGATTTTTTGTAAATTGTTTAAACTCTATTTTTGATAATGCAAAAGATAAATTTCTTTTTTCTGCACTTTTAAGATACTGATAATATAAATTATTGAATGCTGATTCTCCTTGATCTAACTGCCAAGTCATATTCCTATCTTTTTTTATTTTCCATGTTTTAGAATCTCTAGAAATACATCCGCAACTTGCGGTTCTTTCTCTTTTTAAGATGTTGTTTCTCATCCATTTCTTTTTTCCGCACAGTCTACAATAAACTTCAGACCATCCACGTTTTGTTTGAGTTTTACCTTCTATTATAGTTTTTGTATTTATTACTTCTAAATTATCATAACCTATAATATCACCTATTTTTAGACTTTTATTCCTTGGCATAATAGTGTCTCCTAGAATGTATATATGTATAGTATACATTCTTATATACACCATTCTTTTTCAAACCCTCCCAAAGCTTCAGAAGTTAATGGTAATTGCTGGCAAAATATATTTTTGCAGCCTTTAGCAATATCAATGTGTTCTTTTTGAGTACCGTGCTTTTCTCTTAATGCTATATATGTAATCCATGATCTTATTGAACCGCTAACGTATAATCTTGTTGGAGTTGCTAGTGGCAATACAAACCTTGCACATTCTTTAGCTATCCCATCAATGATCATACCATCATAAATAGCTTTTGATTTTGCAAAGTGTTCACGAATTTGAGTATTCCATTTTGTTTTTATTTCATCGGATATATCATCAATACTATTTTGACGATTTTTATTATCCTGTCGCCTTAATTCAAAGGTGGGAATACCTTCTGATAACAGAGTAGCATCTGCATACCTTTGGCTAAATTCTTGAAATGTAAAACTACGATGGCGAAGAATCTGTGCCGCAATACCCCTTGTTGTATTAATCTCAACAGTCATAAATGCTTGCTCAAAAATACTCCAATGTTCATGAGCGATGCAATACTTTAAGAGTTTTGCTATATTGTAATTGTTTTGTCCGCTTGGATTTGATACTCTAGCACAATATGCCATAAGTTTTTCTGCGTCAGGAGTTATACTAATTAGTTTTACATAGCTCATTTCTGCATTAACTCCTCATGTGACATTATTTTTTTATAAGCAAAGCCCATGCCAAACCCCTGCATATAAGACTGCTTGATTAAATCCAAGTTCTCTATCTGTTCTTCTATGCTTTCTCTATTTTCTTTAGCCCAATTCATAAAACTAGACTCTTCATCAGAAATATCATTTGGACCGATATCTACTAAATATACGTAATCATACGAATAAGCGACCTGTCTTAGCCTTGTATCAATTGTTCCAAATACAATAACTCCACCTTCTTTGTATATGCTGGTCACAACAACGTCATCGAAAAATGTATTAATCAGATGATCTCCAACTTTAACATTTAGTGCTTGATCAATTCTCATTTGGTGTTACCTTGCTATCAATATTGTCTTCGTCTCTGTATTTGCCAACAAGAACATTATACGCATCTTCTAGGCTTTCTGCCATTCTCAATACCCACAAATCCTCATTACCCAAAATATCATACCTATCTAGGTCTTCGATCATGTAGGTGAGAACATTTTCATAGCCAACATCTGTTAGCAAAGTTTTAATTTTGGATTTGTTTTCTAAATATGAAAGCTGTTTTTTTCGTTCTATTTCTTTTAATCCTAGCATTGTAATATCTTCTGTGTTAGTGTCAACATTCCATTGTGATTTAAACATCCAAGTGTGGTCCTTTCACAATATGATACCTTACCCCAAGCGTTTTGTCAACAAGAAACTACAAAATTCTAAAATAGGTGCAACAGAATCCTATAATATAGCCCACACAAAAAGCATCAAAAACAATAATAGAGAAAGCAAATTTACTGCGGCCTATTTTTGATTTTATCATAATATGTCTCACAATCCTTTACAACGTTAGTATTCCAACTTTTATAATTCATTAAATGCCCAAAGACAAAGTGGCATGGATCATCACAAAGTGTTATCAAATTACTTGGATCTAATTCTAATTCTGGGTTTAGATAAAATGGTTTAATATGATGAACTTCAAGTTTCTTATTTCTACCACATGCGGCACAGTATGGGTGATTTTCTAAATGTTCTTTTCTTACTGTAGTCCAGCGATATGACCTAGCATCATAATCGTCATCTTTAAAGAAGAACTTGAGTAATTTCTGAAAAATCATGGATTAGCCTTTTTTTCTATGGCCTCCATTGCTTCCTTTACCCAATCAGTAAATAAACTTACCCTTGTGTGTCCAGACCAATCATTGATATTTGAATCTAATTTTTTGTCCTCAGTGAGAATACAAGAATTTATCCCTGCCAATTTTTTATCTATAAATAGCCCACCACCACTATCCCCATGACATATTAAAAATTCTAAGCTTGTTCTAGGTCCATCTTTTAGGGAGCATATTAATAAATCTCTATCTGTTGCCTCAACAATATTTGATCCAGCCCTTTTTAAATTATCTACCTTTCTTTCTGTGCTTTGGAATGTTCCAGTTATACCATATCCAGCAGCACTACAAATTTTACCAACTTCATCGTCTGCTGAATATAACTCTGGATAAAAACCTATATCAGCATCTTGTTCTAAATGGCATATGCCAATATCGTATTTTCCAAATTTATTTTCTTCATATAAAGCATGGTGGGCTATAAAATCTATTGGAATTGTTTTTTTACCAACTACAATCCTGCAATTTTTACTACCTTTTATTACATGTGCGGCAGTTAAAAGCCATCTTGGTTTAATTATTACTGCTGATGCGTAAAAGTAGGTGCTTGTTTCATCATCATAATTACCTTCTATTTTTACTACAGATTCATGTTTGGCACCATATTCAATGTATTTAGAATCCGATATATTCTGATCTATTGTTCCAGCTATCAATTGAGTGTTTAAAAATAAGCATAAAAGTGTTAATATTAGTTTTTCCACGGCAAACCCCCTAAGTGCCAGTTGCGAAAATTACCAATATTATATACACTTATCAAACAATAAAGGGATAGCCGGTTAAGACTATCCCCTATTTGCGTCAATAAATTGACTTATTTCACTCTTCTCGTACCAGAGTAACGCCAAACTCACCGGGACTAACTGGAGCAATTGTGTCCGTAGCTACGAACTCTGCCACAGCGGGCGAGCTAACATTTCCAGCATCGTCAACATCTACTAGGGTAAGAACAACGCTGTCATTATCAGCGAACTTTAGTTCGCCAAATGCGGTTGTCTCACTTGGATATGTAGTTGTTCCAGAATCGTTACCATTAACAGTGACCGTGAGCCGTCTTTCACTTACGTCAGAATCGACCACGGGACCGGCTGTTACATTATATACTAGAGCCATGATATCACCTTTTTCCGCACGAACAAGCACACATTTAAATGCTACTGGATAGATTGTTCGCATATCTATCTTTTGCAAACGCTTTAATAATCTTACAAAATTTTTATGATTAGTCCAAAGAAACATATAAGACCTAAATCTTTCAGTACATAACCATGAATTCCACTACGCTTTCCATATTATACCCTGCTGTCGGGCAAGATACTCTGGTTTTTATTTGGCTATAGTAGTCATTATTAGAATTTAACTTCGTAACGTCTATCATATCCAAATTCATCTTTAATTTGTCTCAATAAATTAAGATCTGTTGTTGGTGGTAAAGCGTGTGGGTGTTCATTTACAAAAAATTCAATTTGTAATGATCTTTCTGTTAAATAGGCAGATACTTTTTCACCGTCTAACGCTCTTTTACAATACTCTTTAAAGATTCTCCCATCTATATTTACATTTCCTTCAATGATTTGTTTATTTTTTATTATTTCAATTGCTTGATTGATTAATTCTATTAAAGGATCAACTTCTAAGTTATTATATTTGTATCTATCGTAATAAAGTGAGGTTACGTAGTATGTTCCAGCACAAATAGGCTGTTCCATATATGCTGGAATTAGATGATCGGCTTGTTTGGATTCTAATATTTTAAGATTACCTCTTACGCCATTTGTTTGAGTGTGTTCTATATAACCAATATTAATATTAACTGCTCCCCTTTTTAAGAAAGGTGCGTACAACATTGCCGTACCGGGAGCGGTAATTTGAATATCCACATTTTGAAAATCTTCCATTTGTTTTTTAAAAGTTTCATTGCCAAAATGTTTATAATCATGATACCAGTCTACAAATTTTATATCGCACATATTATCCAATTTACTAATTACAATGTCAATAATTTCTTTATCTCTATTATCGAATCTCTTGTTGTTTATTATGATAATTTTTGGGCGATCTATATTTAAAGGTTTATCTAACTCAATATTGTTTACTTCAAAAATTCTTTTCTTAAACTGATGTAAGCCGTCCCATTTTTTACCATAGATAAACATTTCTTTATTAACTACTCTATTGCCTGCTAAATCTGTTCCTGCCACCAGTGTTTTAAAGTGGTATATTTTATCTTTGTCTAGATTAGGATATTCTAAAAGATCTTGTTTTGTAAAATCTTTAAGAACATAATACATCATATTTTCTCTCCATGACCAATCTAGAGATAGAAAAGTAAATGGTTCATTGACATAGCCAAATTTTAGTAATGATAGGTATATAGGATAAAGAACATCAAACAAACCATGCCCAACATTTCCATACCATGAATTATCGGATAATACAGAAAGAGTTATTTCTTCAATGTTATTTATAGATTGTACATAATCTTCTAGTTTTTTTTCAGAATCAAACTTTAATATTTCTGGTTTCCAATCATATGATATTGTAAATTTTTTAACAGATGGTAGCGTAATATCTTCTATTGTTAGAAAATAAATTATACCATTTATAGAGTATAGATTTTTATATTCTATGCTTGTATCATTATCTATTAATTTATAGCTAGAAATCATATTAAAATTAATTTACCATCTTGGAAATTGTATAAGTTGTTTTTATTAATTAACATTTCTTGTTTTAAAGAAGAAATATCTAATTCAACATCCCTTGTTTCACCTATCGCTCCTTTATCACTTACGTTAAATAGATATTCATCAAGAAGAACTGTGCGTGTGGGAGGGTTGTAATGATAATACTGATTAATATAGCTTTCGTCATTAACCCCAGGTTCATAAGGAATTTTTTGATCTTCTAATTGATTTTCTCTAAGAACTTTACAGACTTCAATTATTTTATTTTTAGTTCCACCAAATAAACAACCATGATAGTACATTTGAAATAAAGTTGTATCAAGAGGAACATAAGCTTTTGATTGAGGATTTCTATCATATCCTTTTAAATCTTTCATCCAGCCATTGTTTCCAAAATGTTCTAATCCAACTGTGTCACCAATAAACCAATCAGTATCAAAATCTTTAGATACGCTGGTATCAGCATCAAAGTAAATCAAATAATCACTATCAGAATTTTCTAAGGAAAGTATATTGGTGAATTTTGAATTAGTCCCGTCTAGCCAACTTGTATGTTTATTGTAATGATATTCCACATTTATATGATCTGGTAGATAGGGGTGGGGATCTTCATCAGAAAAAAAGTAGAATTTGATTTCTGATTCACCCTTGTAGTGGTGCATAAATTGTTTTATAAATCTTATACCTAACACAAAATAAGCATTGGTTGCTAGTATCACTATTCCTATTTTAGTCATTATGAATCTTTCTTAATATTTATCGGTATCTTACACAAGCATACCACCCATTTCGACCACGGGCAACTCCAATTTCGATTGGTGTTTTTTGTCCCCAATAGCAGCAATTTTTTACTGCGGCATCTGCGCTGCTACTACTAAATCCTACCCCTTCATACCCACTATTACCACCGCAATGACCCATACTACATCTATTGGCCTGTATTTCAGCAACACCCTGTGCCGATGAATTAGTATTACTAGTGTAGCTATACGTTTTAGGCTTGCTAGAATAATATCTAACATTACCTTCAGCATAAGCTGTAACCGTTGACATAACCATTAGTGCTGCAAATACCATAAAAGTTTTCATTGCATCCTCCTTGATGTAAATCCTGATAGTTAGGAAAAGACTCCCGAAAGTGTGCATTGCTAAGAGGCATCGGGAGTTTTCTCTTTTCCATTATTGATTAGCGAACAACGCTGCGAACCCGTGCTACCGTGCGTCGGCCCACATTACGTGTTGCTTCTACAGTCCGCTTAGTGACCTGTACAGGCACATTAATAACTTCGCGGGCAACTGTTACTGTACGACTACGTAGGGCGCACTGACCGTTTACGCACTCACCAGCACTAGCAACGCTACCACAAAGAACAATCGCAAAACAAGTAATCAAACTCTTCATAAACTTCTCCTTAGTTAAGACTATCGCTTCCATACGGATCAACTGACTACATTGTAGTATCGTCAATACCGTTTTGCAACCTTTAATTTCTTTTTCACAGTGGACCAGAGGGGAATCGAACCCCTGTCCAGAATAAACATCAATATAAACGTCTACATTATTAGTTAGTTGTTATCACACAACAAACAAAGCTATCAGAATTATCTGCGTCAGATTGAGTACAATCATCATCCCTATTTATGTCTGGTAAGGCTACCATATCCGATTATCGGAGTCAGCATGATTTGGTAATAAGGTTCATGCCACCCCACTCAGTACCTAATTAATTAGGCAGCGAGAGCGAGAGTTACTTCGCCAATTGACATTTTAATCGGCTTTTATACTGGCCAACCGATCAACCAGTTAATGCAGTTTATATCTATTTTACCTGTCGATACCTGTACTGGCCCGTTTCCTACCTTAAAAAGTTCAACAATGATTTATAACCATTGTATCCTGTACTGCGACCAATCTCTTTACCGTTTTGCATAATGACAAAGGTTGGTAGCACTTTGATATTATAGCCCGTAAACGCATCTTTGTCAACAGCATGATCTAATTCGATGATATCGTAATTTTTGATTACTTCTGAGAGTTTGCTATTAGTGTTAATATCGTTCTTTGCGACTTGGCAGTATTGGCACCAATCCGCTGAGAAAATTAATAGGGTCTTTTTTTGGCTTTCGTAGGCAAAGACAGTTGACATTGAGATAAGGCAGGATATTAATAACACAGAAATGAGACCAGAGTTTTTCATTGAAAACCCTCCATTTGGCTAGTATATAAGTATCCTTATTATATACACCAAATGCAAAAACGGGATTGGCTTTTACACCAATCCCGCCTTATGGTCACTTCTTAATACTACCTAGCTTACCGCAAATACATTTATCGCAACATGGTATGCCGGGATAGCACCTATTACCTTCACATTTATTCCTGCAATCTGGACCACAATTTACGTTTCCACAAGTACAAATTGGCTTACACGAGGTAATGAATAATGCAAGGATTAATAATATAACTTTGGTCATGTTTTAAGATCCTTTCTACAATGAAAGAATAGATAATACAGACTAACCAAAGCTAATACACTTATAATTCCACCGATCCAATAATATACAAATGGAATAGTTATCATAAAGCACCTCTTTAAAAAGTTTTTTGTAATGATTGCGACTTGTTGACAATTGGTTTAAAAGTTAACTTAGTAATCTGTCCACGGGGATGATTATGACATGCTTCTAGAAAACATTTATCTTCGCCATGTCCATCATGATAACCTTTAAATCTCCAAGTATAGCTTTTGATAATTTCTTCTGGTTGAATATTGTCATCATAAAGCTCGCCCTCCACTTCAAATGATATAGTTCTTTTAAATAGCTTTGGCATATTCCCCTCCTTTACCAACTAGTTCCTCTGTGGTGTGGTCTTGTAGAAGTTCTGGGCAATGTCTACCAATCTCAACTTCTAACGTACCATTGGGGTAATTAAATTTTTCTCTGTAAATGTAATCTTTTAAACTGTCGAGCATATCAACCTCATCCATATGTGAAACTATATAGTCCACATATCTACGTGTTAAGTATGCTTTATTATCGATTGTAACTTTTAGATTTTTCATCATAGCACCTTTAATTTGTAAAAGTATCTACATAATCATCTTGAAAGATTTCACGCAGAATTTCTGGATTCTGTTTTTTAATCTCTCTAAGTAAATGCTTGTGGTTGTATCTATTTTTTTCTTTTATTAGATACTCACGCAACGCATCTCTAATTTCCATGAAATCCATATGAGCTATAATAGCTTGGATATAATCATCTTGTATTTGTTGACGATTAGCGTCATCAATACGATCAACGAAAAAACAACTCATAAATCACCTCCGAGAAGGACAAAGTTAATTTGCCTATGACTACCTTCGCCCCTAATCTAAAGATACTGGCGAATGTCTTCAGTGACTTGCAACGCGGCCTGCTTTACGCCTGCCAACAATATTATACCGCATGGGCTATTTATTTACAAAAGATTCTTCATTTAGCAAGGCTCTGCCAATAGCAATCCTAACACCAAGTTTTTTATTAAAGCCATCGTGTTCTGAGCATCGTGCAATACCGCGAGAATGATGACCATGATCATCAGTAATAGTAACTACTGTCTTGCCACCTTTAGTAGTATAAAAACCATTCTCATCAAGATTACGATAGTGCATAACCCTTACTTTATAACCCAAATCACGAAGCTCATCAACTGTACAAATATGATTCATTTTATCTCCTACTAAATTATTTAAAACAACGATATATTTTCAACAGAACTAACATACATATAGCTATACCAAACAACGATATACCTATTCTTGTTGGATCATCATGAACGAGTGTTGGACATATCGCACGATGAACAACGCTAACTAATTGTATTATCATAATAGCCCCAGAGAGAATCGAACTCCCATAAATTGCTTAGAAGGCAACGATTTTATCCATTAAATTATGGGGCCACTTTCAAACAAATCCTATCTTTGTTCTCTCAGCAAGCGTAACTTCAATCTCGCCCGCGTGGAACCACCTAGTGTCATATGAGCGACCATTCCACCATCCACATTCGTATGTAACATCGTTCTCGCCATGAATGGCAATCCCAACTATGCTACCGTAAACATCTTCTGCCAACTTAACCTTGCTGCCAATGCTATAAACTTCAAGTTTCATTGTTATATCCTTTTCTGTATGCGTAAAGTGGGACTATTTCCTGAGTATTGATGTATGGGTTTAAACAGAGTCGAGGGTCATACAAGTCTCCCTGTTTGTTTATTCTAGCCCATGCTGATGGCTTGTCAAGTTGCTTATGAAGATTATCGGCTTCTTCACGCAGCTTCTTTAATTCATCTTTAGCGTTGTTGACAATAAATAAACTAGCACCAGATTTTACAGCAAAATCAATGATAGCATCTAATGGGGTAGCGTTTGGATTCATTGTTGTTCCTATGTATGAAAAAATTTAATAAGAATGCTGTCTACAATATTCTGCAAAAAGGCTTGTTTGTTTTCTATAAAGTCACTAAACAAATTATCACAATATGTTTTACCATTCTGTACAACTTGTGCTACATGTTCTGCGTTTTTGCTATCTAATATATAGTCGTATGTATTAAAACAATCATCAAGTGAACTACTTATATAGCAGTCATCTTTATTTATGTAGTCAAAAAATTGAACATGTTCTTTGTTTGGATTTATGTATACGGGGATAGAGTTTGATTTCATCTGCCAGTATAATCTACTCCAACATAATGTATTACCATCTATATTTACTACAATTTTATACCTTAATTGTTCTGATAATGGTATTTGTCCACGCACTAAAGATTGTATTGTTGGGTATCTATCTAGCCATTCTTGCATTGTCCATTGGCATATGTGGCTTAAATATCCATGATGCCTATCATTTCCTACACAAGATAGAGTATACTTTGTCCTAGTATTGTTATCAAGATTTCCTGTGGATGCTCCACTAAAAATAGAACCACTCTCCTTTTTGTGGAATGGAATATCATTTTCGACTTGTTTGAATGTATTCTGTAAACAATTAGTGAAAAAATCTACATTAGGAATTATTATAGCATTCACATCTTTTATTTTAGAGAAACATAGAACGGGATATTTTGTATTATAAGATCTAGCAATAAGATCGCCCAAATTAATAATGACTCCATCACCTATTGGCACGTATTTAGAAATAGAATCCCCAAAAATAGGAATAATATATCTTAGTCTATCAAAACTGCCCTCATTTGGCTTGGCACTTGTGACCATATGAAGGCCGTCTGATTCTCGTTTTATAAAAACATCATCATCGCCCAACTGTCCCATGTCTGCGGTATCATATCTTTTAAATTCATCGAATTGAGTATTGATGATGGCTTTTATGTATGGGTTCATAATTATTCCTGCACTTTAGTTCCCATATCATAAGGGTATCCATGTTCTGGATCATCACTATATACTCCCTCGTACTCATTGTCAAACCAAGGAATTTTACTATCTGGTAATTCTTCGCTCATTGAAATCCTAACTCTTGATCAAGTTCCGATAATTTTTTAAGCACCTCTAACCTCAGTTCAACCATAGTGGGGCATTCTTTTGGAATAATAAAAGCCTCAAACCTTTCGCCCATACCACTCTCTGGTTGATTCTTTAACGCTTTAGCTAAAGATGAATTATTAAAACCAATCGGAATACCATTAGAGTATTCAGCATAAAGATTGTCAATATATTTTCCACTAACTAATCCACAACTACAACTTTTGGAATGAAGTTTTAGATTAAATATATCGCCACAAGTTTTACAAAGCAATAGTTTCATAGATCATCCATTGTGGGGCATTGACGCTCTGGTGGTAAACTTAATCCGTTGCAGAAACACTTAGATTTATCTTCTTTTTTCTCTATTTTCTTTGGTTCTGGTGATGCTTGTACTGATGTATAAGCAACAAAAACTGTTAAACACAACACAAAAACTATTAGCGTTTTTTCAAAATTTGTAATCATCACTGATCGCTCCCACAAAAATATTCTTTACCATCGAATGGATCAGTCTTACCAAGACCCCACTCATCATTAAACTGTGCCTCAAAATAAGTAAATCTCTTTTTCTTTAAGAAGAGTATTGTCTGATAGAAGCAATCTTCGCACAGTTCAATCTCAAATTTCTTTCCATCGCTCCCACTATTATAGCCCCAAACGGCTTCTAGCGTGGCATTTTCATGCTCGTTGTAGTAATCGTCCGTACACTGCTTGCCGCAACAGTCGCAAAAGGTTTTATCGTGAGCTTTAACGGTCTTGTTTTTATATGTTTTCATTATCAGTCATCATTTTCCATATATTTTACTTCTGACGCTAGATCTTTCATAATATGTGCAGCTTCGTGTAGCCATGCTTCCATATCTTTTTTAGATTGAGATTCATAAAAACCTCGTTTGCTCTTCATTTTCTTATTGTAATGCTCAAGCCACTCAATAACATTTTCCTGTATATAGTCAGGAATAAAAGTCCAATCTCTACTCATGATTATTCTCCAAATATTCGTCAATAAACCTTAACATCTCTTCAAGTTTCTTTTTATTAACGGTGAACCAAAACGTTTGATCGTCGCTTATATCACTTAGCTCAAATAGATAGTGATCCTTTTTAATTACTTCTAGTTTTAGTTGTAACAACTGATCTTTACTAATATTGAATGTTTGTTGGTTAGAGGTTTTCATTATCCTTTATTCTTTCTAATAGATTACGGAGAGTCTCTGCTCTTTTTATACCTGTCCACTGCTCCACACACCACTTAATCGCCTCAATTTCTTTATCGGTAAGGTTGGGTGAACGATAAAGAGGAATAATATCACCACCAGCACAAATATCACGATGAGCAACCGCTTTATCATATGATACGAAAACAGAATAAGAATCGGGTTGCATGACCGCCCACGCAATAGGCTCATTAATCATTAGTTATTCTCCAGTTTTTGAGTCTGTTCCTTTGACAATACTTCTAGTTTTAGAGAAGTTAGTATCAAATGTTTGTTTGTTATATTGTTTTGGGCTTTCCAATCGGTTATTTTTTG